TGCGCCGAGCGGATGCGCCGAGCGGATGCGCCGAGCGGATGCGCCGAGCGGATGCGCCGAGCGGATGCGCCGAGCGGATGCGCCGAGCGGATGCGCCGAGCGGATGCGCCGAGCGGATGCGCCGAGCTAGGCGCCGAAAAGCCTATCGGCGCGCGCTCGCGCCGTCTTCTTATTGTGGCAGGACATGCAAAGCGCGCGACCGTTGCGCACGTCTAGGGCGGCGCCACCGTCAACGATCTCTCGAATATGGTCCGCGACTAGGCGCGCGCCCCGCCCGCCGCTGCACCCGCATTCTTGGCAAGTGAAGGCGGCCCGCTCTAGGACGGCCCGAGCCCATGCTTTATGCGCTGCGGTTCCATAGTGCGCCGCGTGGGTGCCGCCTGCCGAATCAGGGAACGACGCGCGAGACTGATTCGCGGCGCCGATTCGCGCCGGAATTGTCTTTAATTTCCGCATGTTAGGGGAATCCGTCGGCGGCCGTTGTCAATTCGCGCGCCTAGCAGATATCGGCACGAATGCTTTTCCTTGTCAAATCAGCGGCTTGCAACCATGTCAAAACGAATGGTTGACATGGTTGCACAAATCAGCCTACAAAGACGACACGCGCCGTCGCAAACGGCGCAACCGAACTGGAGCAACTCTAATGGCTGATGCTTTGAACGCTATCACGGCCCGCGCTTATGTCGCTGGCGAAATGTCCGCGGGCGCCTATCGTTTTCAGATTAACACCGTGGAGGCGCGCAAAGAAGACGGTTCCGAATTTTATGAAGTGAAGGGCGCATATGATACGTATTACGGAACATTCGGTTTCCACTGGACCGTTTGGTTAGAAAATGGCCGCCTCTATGGTGAATGGTAAGAGGGGCGCGCCATGTATCTAACAAATCACCAAATGCTTGCGCTCTTCTTTGCGCTGCAATTCGCCGCCCTCGCAATCGGCGCCGCCCTTGGCTTTCTCTTTCTGCGTCGCGCCTAACAGGCGCGGCGATGCAATCGCGCCGGCACAAACGGCGCGCCCCTTCAACTAACGAACTGGAGCAAAGACAATGCAGACCGAAACCAAAAAGCCTCTTTCCGTAAATATCCCGTTTGAGGGATTCTATAATTCAATATGGGATTCTGAAATTGATTCAGTGCTGGAAATGGACGCGGAAGGCTATGCGGAAAACGACCGCGAAGAGAATCCGAAAGAATTGCATATAAGCGCGGACGAATTCGCCGGGTTTCTTTGGGAATGTGTCGACTATTCGAAATTGCATAATCTAATGGCGCACGCTATTTGCGACGCATGGAATCAGGTCGCAAGTGAAAATGTAGACTTTGAACTAGGGTTACGGTTTGAAGAGATAACAAGCCCGCGCTATTACAATTTCGAGACCGATCGTTTGTTCGCAACCATCCCGCGCGCAACCGTCGCGCGCCTGTTTCGCATGGCGCGCGCCGACAAATTTGCGAAACTCTCCGATATCATCCGCCAGCGTTTCACAAGTTGCGACGGTTTCATTTCGCATTATTCAAATTGCCTTGGCGATTGGCTGGCCAAGCCTGTTTCACAGTGGGATCATAACGAACTAGGAACGCTCTTAATCGCTTGCGTTGGCGACGCAAACGAAGATTTGCAGGTGTATTATCGCGCGGTTGATTGCGACGGTTTTTACCACGAACTGTGCGAGTCTTACGATTACGCGAAAGTGAAGGAAAAAACGGAAGAATTGCGCGCCGAAAAATTGGAAGAGTTGCGCAAAGATGAACCCGACTATGTGGCGCCGGAGCCGCGTTGCCCCTTCACTCTTGACCTCTTCGAGGCGCGATAAATCAGCAACTTGCAACCATGTCAAAACGAATGGTTGACATGGTTGCCCGACTCGCCATATAAACACAACCGCGCCGGCGCAAACGGCGCCTAACGCAACCGGACTGGAGTCTGAGACCATGATGAACAATTCCATTTACGCCGCATCCGCCCGTTTCGACACGGCCCGCCCGCTCGAAAACGACGAACTATTTAAGCTTGCGCCGTCTATCTTCGCAACCGACGCGCATGAAAGCCGGTCCGACCGTTTCCGCGCGATTCCCACAATAGACATTCTAGACGGTTTGCGCCGCGAGGGATTCTTTCCCGTCGCCGCCCGCCAGTCCGGAAGCCGCGCGGTCGGTCGGCGCGACTATACCAAACACATGATTCGCCTTCGCCGTTTCGACAATGTGGAAGCATACAAAGTTGACGACAACGTTTGCGAAATTATCCTGAAAAACGCAAACGATGGAACGTCCGCCTATGAGTTGCTGGCCGGCATGTTCCGAATCCGTTGTCTAAATTCCCTAGTGGCGCAAACGTCGACTATTGATAGCGTGAAAATTCGCCATAGCGGCAAGGCGATTGAAAACGTAATTGAGGGAACCTATCGCGTGCTTGGCGAAACGCAAAACCTTCTCGCCGCGCCGGCGGATTGGGGCGCAATTCAGCTAAACGATGACGCGCGGAACATGCTCGCCGGTCTCGCTCATGAAATCCGTTTCGGCGAGCCGGAAGACGGCGAAACAACCGCAACGCCAATCAAGCCGGCTCAATTGCTTATCCCGCGTCGCCCGGACGACACGTCGCGCGATTTGTGGACGACATTCAACGTAATTCAGGAAAACGCAATCAAGGGAAATCTTTCGGCGCGCGCCCCGTCCGGCGTGAATGAGCGCGGCCGTTGGCAACGCGGCCGCATGACGACAACACGGGAGATTAAGGGAATCGATCAAGACGTGAAAATCAATAAAGCTCTCTGGAAGATAACCGAATTTTTCGCGCAGCAAGCCGCGTCGCAAGCGCGCGCCGCGTAAATCGGAAGACGGGCGCCGACGCAAACGGCGCCCGCCCGCCGCGACCGAAACAAACGAACTGGAGCGAAAGACTATGCGTTTTATCATCCGCGCCGACATTCCCTTTCCCGGCCATTGCCAAAGCCTCTTGCTAGACAACGGGACCGTTGCCTACACAAACGGATTAACGCTGGAGCAATATGCGCAAGAGCGCGGGTTTCCCGTTCGCGTTGTAGAAAACGACGAACTGGAGCAATTAGAGCGCGCACATATTGATTCCCTTGTGACGGAACCGTGCGAAGAGTCAAAAGAGCACTTTTGGGACGCGCTCGAATGCCTGCCGCCGTCGAAATGGCGGACGGTCCGCGGCGTCGAAATGTTTCATATTTGCGAGCGCATAACCGGCGATTTAGTCGCGTGGCATTGCCATGTCGGCGAGCGTTACGCGACGTTTAATGATCGCGCCGGGAAACCCGCCGACGAAATAGCTGCAAAAGCCGCGGCATTTTTTGCCGCCTAACAATCGCGCGCAAACGGCGCGCCCCTTCAACTAACGAACTGGAGCACAAGAAAATGATCGACGCGAAAACACATGCTATTTACCGCGCCAGGATCGCCGCCTTTGAAGCGTGGCTCAACGGTCGCACAAGCTATCGGACGGAAGACGTTCCGACGGAATTGCGCGACATCGACAACGCCATGCGGAGCGCGGTTGAAGTTTACGAAATAAACACTGAAAAACCGGAAAAACTCTTCGTCTATGTCGCGCCGGATAAAATCGCCAATGCCGGGGCCTTTGGCTTTGTGACAACGTGGACGGGCGAAAGACTTGGACGGTATGAAGTCCGAAACAAATGGCGCGACAATTTCGGCGGCGAGCGCCAATCAATTCGCGCCTGTATCGGCGGCGTCATGTATGCCGGAACCTATTTCAAATCGTCCGGCGATTATGCGCGCCTGAAAAAGTGCAAAACGGCCCGCGCCTAGTCGCGCCGATTGCGAGCGCGGGCGCCGGCTTCGTGCTGGCGCCGTCGCGCGCAATCTCGCGCCGGACTGGAGCAAACGACTATGACAACTCTTCCGAATCACCTTTTCGCCAGTGAATGCGACGGCGCCCTATACGATACGCGCGCCGACAACTGGAGCAAGGCGCCCGCATTGCGCGCCATCTATTGCAAGCATTTTTCGCGCATCGAAACCGTGGCCGAATTTAAAGCTACATTGCGCGCGGGCGCCTACGCGTGGCCGGGTGGCTATCCGCTGTGTTTCATTACAGCCGACGGCGCCGCCCTTTCGTTCAATACCGTGAAAGCCAATGCGCGGTGGATCATTGACGCCATTGCGGCGGATGATTCGCGCAGCGGATGGCGTATCGCGGCTTGCGCCATAAACTGGGAAGACGGCGCCCTGTATTGCGACCATTCCGGCGAGCGAATCGAGTCCGCCTGTGGCGACGACGACGCATCGGAAGACGACGACGCGGCCGAAAGCGCCAACGCCTAACCATAAAAACCGATTGCGAGTGCGGGCGCCGACGGGCTGTTAACCGGCGGGCGGCGCCGTCGCGCGCAATCTTGCGCGGAACCATGTGTTGACGTGAAAGCCGGCGCGCCGATATCGGCGCGACGCGCGCCCCGTCGCGCCCCATAGGCGGAACCATGCCAAGCCGGTCGGAACCGGGCGCCGTCGCGCGCCCCTATGCCGCGCGCCCCTATTCCGGCGCGGCGCATTCCTTGGCCACGGCGCGCCCCTCGCGCGGCGCGGCAAACGGGCCGCCCGTGCGAGTTTTAGGGTCCGCCCGCACCATTCCAGCCCGGAACCGTTTGACGCATGGGCGGCCCGTTTGCCGCGATTCTGGCGCGGGACGCCCTTGCGGACGGGGGCGCGCGCCCCCATTTCGGGCCGTTATGGGCGGCCGATGGCGCCCGCCGCGGGACGGTCCAGAGACGGAATCGCCAGCGATTGCGTGGCTTGTAGCATGGGCGCAACCATTCGAATGGTTGCGTTCAAGGCGGAATGGTCACGTTCAAGGCGGAATGGCTGCGTCCAAGGTAGAAAATGGCCATGTTCACGCTAAGGAAACGGCCGTGTCCGAGCCGTGGCCCTGTCCCTGCGCAACCCCCTCGACGGCTTTTCGGATCAAAAGGGAGAGCGGCTTTTTGGATCAAAAAGGGGAGGGCGGCTTTTCAGACCGTCTGCGGCTTTTTGGATCAAAAAGGGGAGGGCGGCTTTTTAGACCGTCTGCGGCTTTTTAGGCTAGAATGAAAAGTGGCCAGGGAGCGCAAATCTCCCTGGCCGTGTCCCTGGATCACCGAACTGGAGCTAACAGCATGAGCAATCAGAAGGAACAGACCATCAGAACCACGAAACGATCCTACAATCAAGCCGCACGCGCCGCGTCCCGCCGGGCGTTTATCGAGCGCGGCGGTAAGTTGCTTCAGGTCGAGCTAGAAGCCGATCACCTTGAGCAACTCGAATTGCTGCGGGATAGCCGCGGACACTCGACGATCAAGGAAACCGTGGTCGCCTTGTTGAACGAGTCGCGCTACGTTGTCGACTTCCACGTCAAACTGACCAAGGCCGAAGCCGACGCGCTCGTTAAGGTGCGCGAGCGGAAGAACCTGTCTTCCAATCGCGCCGCGGTCGCCTTCGCGCTCCTGAAGTGCGCGGGGGAGTAAGGCTTTTCAGGCCCTCTGCGGCTTTTTGAAGGAAGACAACAATGACTGTCTACGACGAAATCACGTTTTGGATGCGCAGGAGTTTCGCCAAGAATGGCTCCTGTCTGCGCTACGAAGACGAGAACGAATATATCCTCTACGAGTTGAACCGTATGAACCGCCGGGAGTTTTTAGAAAAGATCAGCGAGGCGATCGAAACGCGCCTAGATGGTATTCAGAACCAGATCGACGCGCTCCGCGAACGTCTGGATTAGCTGCCTGCACGATACCATCGATCCGATAACACTTGCAGCGCGTCGCGGAATTCTCTCGCGACGCGCGAAGCCCCCACCTGCCTTTTCCACATTTTATCCGCGCCGGGCTCTGATCCGATAAGGTTCGCGGTCTCGCGGAATGTGTGATCGTCACCAAGCACGGCGGTCAGGATGAATTCGCCGCGGGGTCCGCAGTAGCGGATCGCGACCGCGCGCACTTCGATGGCGGCATGGGCGGCGTCCAGCATCCGCGCTATTCGATACTCGTTGCTGTCGCGCTGGCTGGATCGCAGGCCGTCGTCCGATGGTGCGCCGACGCCGTGCGCCCGTTCCATGATCTCCCGGTAGCGCATCCCTGCCGCATACTGAAACCCGTCGAGCCTGCCGTATCGGTGCTCGCGTTCCAGTGGATCGCGCGCGACGTTGACCATGGTCTGTTGGCGTTTGCCGCGGGCCAAGTGGACGGCGCGGGTCTCAGTGGGGTCCACAAGCGCCGCGTGGGCGATCTCGACGCGGCCGGGGAGGGGCTTGCCCTCTCTCCGGAAGTCCCGGCCGGGATGGAGGGCGGCGGTTACGCCTTCATAGCGTCCGAGGCGAGAGTTGGCTTGGCGCACCTGTTAGCTCCAGGGTTGGGGTGGGTAGTGAATGCTAACGCGGTTGGGCGACGCGGACAACCGGGCGGGCGTAAGGACGCCGCGGGTGGCGGCCTTGCTCAGGAAGATTTCTTCCTGCACACGCTTCCCTGCACAGGGTTTTTACTAATAAAAAAAACAACACAATAGAGCATAAGCGTAACTGCTTCCGTGCAGTGAACAGGTAGAAATCGGTATTCTTCCCTCACTTTTCCATACTGGTTACTTACTCACCGCTCACCTCCCCCCCTATTCCTCTTATATTTTTATATTTCTAAAGAAAGAAAATAGAAGCCTACCTGCCCACCTGCACAGCACCTACCTAAACTATTGAAAAATATGGCTGTGCAGGTGGGCAGGTAGCTTCGGGTTTTATATGCACAAACCCAGTTTTACCTGCACACCGGCGCCTTCTTTACTAGAAGGGTTGATCTTTATCGTTTTCAGCCTTCGCCGCAGCATCGTTGCGTGCCGTCCACCCGTCGAGGTCGGCTTTAAATTTATCGGCTAAAGTTGAGTTGCTCACCTGACTAAGGAGGTGCGCGCTCTTGCCTTTGACCCACAAGATGGCTTGGCCGATACGGGGAAGGCGCTTACGTTCAAGCGCCGTATAGCCGTGCTTGCGCAAACTGGCCGCTATCTTTTTCGGATGAACCTTTCTCTTACCGTCTTCGGTAAGCTCCCCGGTGAGTTTCACGGCGCTGGTCAGTTCCTCCACCCGGACGATCTCGCGGCCATGCCACAGGCCACCCTCGGCGAACTGCGCCTCGATCCAGACCTCGGCGTCGTCGCGCGCCTGGGCGACCATCTCCGACTTCGCCTCGGTCCACGGCGGCTCGGCGTAGGGGTCAAACTTGGAGATGTCGCGGGCTTCTAACCATCCCCGAAGCTTGTGGAGCCTCAGAATGTTCTCGGGTTCGAGCATCTCCGCGACCCTAGCGTAGAGATCAGCGGGGCCTTTTATCGCGGGAGTCCTATAGACGAGGTAACGGCGGTCGTCGTTGTCAAGCGCGAGGGCATTTTCGTTGTTGGAAAAGAAGAACCAAAGGTGCCTATTCCTGACAGGATATTGTTCTTTGTTTTTCCGGTTGATCCAGATTTCTTCTTGAGAAAGAGACACAAGTGCTTTCAATCGCTCATACAGATCGCGCTTATGGAAGGGCGGCAATTCTTCGACGATCAAAAGTTCGCTCTCAGCCCACGGCTGGAAGGAATCTTCTAACTCGGAGGGGCTCAACGTCCTTGCATTCTTCGTCCCGAGGATGAAATTGAACGGTCGCAAGAGCAGGGATTTTCCGACGCCCTGCGCGCCAACCAACATCCATGCCCAATTTACCTTGACGCCGGGGCGCTGTAGAAGATGCGCGCACCAATCGTAGAAAATTTCGCGGATGCGATCGTCGGGAAAGATGTGTTCACATAGATCGAGCCAAGGACGAATATCTTCGTCGCCGGGGGCGTCGAAGGGCCACGGGCCGATAGGGTGGGGCTCCCATGTATTCCAGATTTGATGCGGCTTGCCTTTGTCTGTTACCTTTACAACGACTTTTTGTCCGGGGTAAAACCCCAAAGCGCGCGCCTTGAACGCCTCGCCCATACTTCCAAGGTAGGCACTTGGTGTTTTCTTTTGCCGACGGGGCAAAAGGTGCCAGTTGTTATCGTTAAAGACAGATTTCGAAACAACGGTTCTCTCGAATCGGTCCCCGATTAACCCCTCGCCGCTCTTGATGTAGACGTAACGCTCCGTAAAAATGTTGGCCGCCTGTTCGGCGACTTCGGCTTGTTCTTCCTCGGCCGCTGCGGTTTGCTCCTGCCGACGCTCCTGCAAGCGCGCAAGCCGCTCCATGTCGATCGGCTCCGCGGCGAACATCTCACCGACCGCGGCGACGTGTTCCTCGCGGCACTCTTCGGCGATCCACTTCTTCACATCATCCATCGTGCGGTGCTGGCAATGCCCGTGGTGGCATTGGAAGCCGCCCCCGCCGACCTTATAGCCGGCCTCGACCCGGTCGTCGGTGTGTTCGTGCGACCAGGGGCAGACCACATTGATGAAGCCGTTGTCGTTGGGGTCGGTATCGATGACCATGCCCTTGGCGTCGAACACCTTCAGGACCGTGTCACCGGCGATCTCGGCGGCCGACGCCACGTTGTTGGCGAACATGCCGGCGGTGTAGCGGGCCAGCCGGGTCTCCGAGAGGTCGGCCCCGACAGCCTCGGCGAGTTCCGCAACCGAGTAGGCCCGCTCGGGGCGCCAGGAGTGCATCACCGAGCGGAACGGCTTGCCGCCATTGGCCTCGATCACAGCGGGCTTAACATTGCTTCCCACCGGAGGCCGGGCTACGCGGGTCACGCCAGCCATGCCGGGATCGCGCAGGGAGGGATTAAGCTCGGCGTTGCCTACAACGGCATCCACAATCGCCGAGAGCGCCCGCGCGTCCGTGCCATCGGTTAGCTTGAAACCCCACTGGAAATTACCCGGCGAGGTCTCCACTATGTAGGTCGGCGGGGGGAAGAGATCGATTGCGACAAGGGTGTTTAACTTTGTGCCGATGTCATCCACGACAAAAACATGCTGGCGAAGGAAATACTGTTTTTGGCGGACGAATTTTCCGTCGTCCGCCAGTGAAAACGTCGAAACACAGAAATAATTTGCCTTTTCAGGCTTCAACCACTTCAGCGCCGTGCCAGCCGATTTGACGGCCCACCCTTTGCCAGATGAGACGGGCACGTTGACCCAATCCTCCCCAAAAAGCGCCCTCAGAAACTCTTCATTGGTGACGGTGATCGGGCCTGTCATCTTGATTTTTCCTTGTTTGCCCCTTATGTTCGGGGCTGTTCGGTCGGTTGCTCTGGCTCCGGTGGCGCCGTTGGTTACGGCGCGAGACCCCGGTCCTTCTGATGAAGGGCCGGGGTTTTCTTACTCCCAGGGGAGCGAGGGACGACCGGCATCGGCAAGCTCAAGGGCTGCACGGGCCTCTTCAAGCTGCGCGGCCAAAATTCCGACTTGCCGCCGTTTGCGCGCCTTGAACGAAATGAAGGCTTCATCCGGCGTTTCACATGCCCACTTTTTATTTACCTGTAGGTTGACGAAGCGGCCGTTCTCCAGGCGTGCACCGCAGCGCGTGCGCTTTTTGATCGGGTGCCAAGACAAAACGAGACGGAGCTTGTCCGAACTCCATTCTCGATCAGCTTCCCACCGCCAAAGCACGTCAATGTTATCCGGCGGCATGTAGTAGCCCATACCGGGGCAGTAGAGCAGGGTCATTTGCCATACCTTTCGAGGATTTCGCCCTTGGCTTCGACGGGAAGGCCGGGCGCCCATTCGGGCGACGTGTTCATGATCTTCTTGATCGCGGCGTAGCGGGCTTCGGCTTCCTTCTCGGGCACTTCGAAGATCAGTTCGTCGTGGACGGAGAGCACGAGATCACCGAGCCCCGCGGCGTCCACGGCGAGCGCCTGTTCGGCGACCACATCGCGGGCGACCGCCTGGGTGATATTTTCCGCTATTCGGCCGCCATAACTTCTGACGTTGCCCCATTTCTTGGTGACTTGGTTCACGCCGGAATATGTCACGGCGAATTCGGTTCGCTTGGTCGTCGCCGATTCATAAGGCTCCAGCCGAATGTCGCGGTAATAGAGCCGGCGACCGGATGGCAGGGTGATCGTCATCAGCGGCGAGCCGTTCCGTGAGGGCCAGATGTCGGCTCGGACAAGCTGATTGATCGCCGATCCTACAGGCACACCGGGTTTCGTCGCCGCAATCTGAATAAGCTGTTTGACGACGCGGTCGCACGCCCACCAGAACTGGACGATCCATTCGTTCGATTCGCGCCAGTTCGAAACAATCGACCGTGCGCGGTCTTCGTCAAAGGTCAAACCGTAGGTTGCAGCGGTGTCCACGAACTTGCTCGGACCCATGCCGTAGCCAAGGCCGAGAACCGCCACCTTGCCTTCCTGACGATCGTTCAATCCAAGTCGCTGCGCCGTGTAGGTATAAACGTCTTCACCGCGTGCGAACGTATCAAGGATGTCTTGCTGCCCAGCGAGATACGCAATCAACCGCGCCTCGATCTGTGAAAGATCGAAGACCACGAACTTCTTGCCCGGCCGCGGCACGATGCAACCACGAAGGCAGGAAGCGACGACGGCCAGCGGAGACCCGTAAAGGCAGTCGACGGCTTCGGCCCTCACCCCTTCTCCCGAGCACATAAATTTGATCGCGTCGTTGACCTTCTTGATCGACGGTCTTGGGAAGTTCTGCGGCTGGATCAGCCGGCCGCTCCAGCGACCCGTTCTCGACGCGCCGTAATAGGCGAGCGTGCCGCGAATGCAGTCGTCGTCTTCAACGGCGTTCAACATCGCCTTCAACTTGCGAACGGACGATTTCGCCGCAAGCTGCCTGATCTCCAGAAGGGTGCGGATCGCGAGATCAACCGGCCGCCCGAGCCACTCGGCGACTTCGCTGCGGGAGAGCGAGTCGATGTTACAGCCTTGCTCTTGCAGCCACAGGAGCATCTTTGCCGTTTCGGTGCCGGGTGACTTCACGGCTCCGCGGGTCAGTTCGATACATTCTTCCGCAAGCGAATATGTCGCTTGGTTCGCGACATCGATCATCCGGCGCACGAGATGAAGATCGAGCATCAGACCGCGTTGGTTTGACGCCCGGTCGAGCGCGGCGATCAGTCGTTCACGTTCGGGAAGCTCGGGGATGTTGCGCGCGATCTCGCGCTCGGCGTCCACGTCGCGCTCACAATAGGCGCGCAGCGCGGCGAGCTTCTCGGGCTCGTCTGTGTGCCAGTAGCTTTTGGTCATCACCCCTTTCTTTTTGGTGATGCGGGGTTTGGCCATCTGCATCATGAGCCGGTGCGCGGTAGCATCTTTGACAACGTCCAATTTGAGCGCGGGACCGGCGTCGCCGAGCGCACCGGGGAGACCGGCGTGCAGGGCGCGCTGCATCGTGCAGGATGCTTGTTCGGGCTCCAGCTTGAGCCCGAAGTAGTTGGTGAGGATCACATACTCGAAAGCAGCGTTCCAGGCGCGAAACTTCCCGCCCTTTTCGAGATGGTTCCTTACCTCGGGCGGCAAATAGCGTTCGCCGCTTTCGACGCAGTCCGTGGACCGAACTGCGTCTTCATCGAAGGCCCACGCCATCGTTGTAACAACGAGCGAGGGGTCTTTCGAGTATTTGCTGGCGCCGGTCTTACGCAGATCGGCCTCGCAGCAAGTTTCGAAATCGATCGACAGGATGGGCTCGGTCATTTAATATCCGGTAATATGAGGATCGTTAAAGCGAACGTCATCGGATTCGCCGATACATTCACTTGACCACGCAGCGATAAAAGCTTCTTCCAGCGCGGGAGATTTTGGACCCATATACGCGACGCCAAGAGTGCCCTTGTGGTCGTAAATAAATGTTGCTGCGGAAAGAATGTAGATAGAAAGAGCAGCCCCATACTTCGCTTCAAGATAGCCATCAGCATAAGCAAGAGCCAGACGTAAGCGAGCATTGCGACGCTCGCAACTTTCGTAGTTATCAACTTTAATGCGCTGAAAGATGGATTCATACTCATCAAGCTCGGAAATGTCAGCGTGAGTTTTCATTGGATTGTTCCTCTTCATTGAGTGTTTAGAGCGCCGCGAGAACCAAACCCCACGCAAAGATGAAAAACAGCGCGCCTTCCACGTATATCTGAAGGAAACGATGCTCAAGAACCTCAACCGTCTTGTTCGCGAAGTAAGACGCTTGACTTGTCTTGAACGCGTAACTCTCGATCAGGACGGCGCGCTCGGCTTCAAGAATCTCGATCCGCTCGGCTTGAATCTGCCTCAAGGCGTTGGCGTCGCGGATGTCTTGCTCCAATTTCATGACGCGGTTCGCTGACATATCCCAACGATGCTCGGCGTTGAGGCGACGGTCCATCTCATAGTCGAGTTCGTCGGCCGTGCGATCATAAAGCCGCTGCCAGAAGAGGCAGGCTTTCCAGGCGTCGGCGGCGCGCTGATTTCCCATAGAAGCGACAAGGTTCGAATAAATGCCAGACATTGTTTTAGCTCCAGTTTGATTAACGACTCGAATTCGAACACGAATTTCGGTGCGACGTTTCATGGTGATTTCCTAGCGGTGGTGGCGGCGGTGACGACGCACCGGCGTATCGAGTTCGACGGCCGACGGATCGGCCATCTCGGTCGCAAGGACATTCATGCGATCGAGCACTGGCCACGAGCCGACGTAGGGCGAGACCAGCACGCGCGGCTCATCGGCTTGACGCGGTTCGAATGCGTATGTTTGCGGCTCGGTCACGCGCGGCTGGTTATCCACGAGCGATTGAATCGAGCCGGCAAGCACGATCGGAACGCCGAGCATCAACATCAATTGAGTAACGGGATCGTCGATCTTAACCATTGAAACGTCCAATCAGATTTTCGTGCGAAGCCAATTAAGCTCGGTCGGGCGGGAGAGGCTCATTTGATCGCGGGGTTCCCACACGAGCCAAACGAAGTCTTCCGTGCCACCGCCGGCCTTGTTGCCTTCGCGCAGCCATTCACCGGGCGGGCAAGAGACCCGCGGCGTGAGCAGCCAAACGCGCGACGGCGGGAATTCATCGTAGAAACCCAATGCGCGCGCATCGCCGAAGAGGAATTTCGAAGGCGCGAAGATGCAGACCTTGCCGGGCACGATATCGAGCGCGTGCCGAGTAATAAGCTCGATCCCCTCGCCGCCGCCGAAGGGCGGGTTGCTGACGAAGTTGAAGCCGAGCGGCTCGCGCTTGGTCAGAAAGTTACGCTCGCCGTGGAACCAAGCCGGCGTGACAGGATGCCGGTCTTCGATGTCGCTGCCAACGGCGTTGAGACCCGCAGCGATGGCGCTCAGAACGATGTTGCCCTGGCCACAGCATCCATCCCATATCGAGTTGACCTCAAATTCCTCGACACGGAAAAGGGCTTCTGAAGCGCGGCGTTCTTCGACATACCATTCACGATTGGCGCGATCCCAGGTATGAGCTTGCTTCGGTTTCTTCACGGCCGCGGCTCCTGATCCCAGGAGAACGTCGGCATGGAGACCTTGCGTTTCTTCGCGGTTTTGGATGTCAGACTGTTATATTTACCGCATTCTGATTTAAGGAAGTGCCGTCGGGCAAATTCCGGGTCTTGCATCCGCGCCTGAAAAGCCCTGTTAGATTCTTGAAACTCCCGCGGTGTCGCGACGTATGGCGCGGATATATCATGTGCTTGGCCGCTAATCGGCCCAAGAGGCTTGCATGACATTGTCTAATTCCTTCCAAAGATCGGGGTCGTTATCCCAAAGACGCCGCAGCAAGCCGCGATCCATCAGAACGGCGATCTGCTTTTGCGACAGCGGGTAGCCCCGGCGGATTTGCTTTGCGACGGAGGCGCAGAAACCGACTTCAAAATCGTTGAAGGCGGGTGAGCGCCCGGCGACCCCCAGGAATTCGATAAGCTCCGAATCCGTAAGCTCCGAATATCTCGGGGGTCGCTTGTTCCAAGGATCGGGGGAGCGCATTACGCGTTCCCTTCGACCCTCGCGCTTAAAAACTCCGCGAGGGCTTTTGCTTGCTCGCTGGCGTCGTGCGATGACTTCGTTTGTGAAGTCCGTCAGCCGTTCCGAGATTTCGCTGGTGAAGGCTTCCGCCCGTTCCTTATCCGCGTTCGAAGACATAGGGCGCTCCGATCGGATAGTGGAAGTTGAGGCTGATCTTCTCGGAGACGGCGTCGGCCGCGGCGATCTCTTCGAACACGTATGTCGAGTCGCGCAACGCGGAGAGATCGAGGGATTTGCGATATTCAATCAATGCGCGGAACACGCATTGAACTTCACTCTCCGAGAGGGAGAGCGTTGCGGTCTTGGTGGTCATAACTAGCTCCAGTTCGGTAGAACGCGTCGGGTGGTTAGGCCGACGCGGACAACCAACCTGATACCAAAAATCGAATTCGTCAAGCGGGAGTAGACATGAAAAAGGGCGACCCGTCGCCGAGCCGCCCGCGGAAAACCAAGATGGTTAAGGAATGCTTACATGTCCCGGTATCGCGATGCGGCTTCATCAATGATCTGACCAATGCGTAGGCCATCGTCGATGGAGAGTATGACTTCCGAGCGTAAAATACACATACCGGGCTTGCCCGACACGAACTTGAGTTCGAACGGCGAAGGTGAAGACCCGAGATCGCGGATCGTGTCGCCGGGAAAAAGGTCGTCCCTTGTTGTCTTGAGGATTTTGCAGAGTTCATCGCGGATTTCTTCGTCGGGGAGGTTCCGCGCCTTAACCCATTGGTTAACTCTGTCTTTACCATACGGGACCACACGACCGTCGTTCGTTTTGAGGGACCGGCCCCACAGCCGCCGGGCGAGGTCGCTTTGCGACATATCGTTTTCATCCAACAAACGGTTAAGCTTGTGGGCAAAATCGTTGAGCTTCTTTTGCATTTTTTTCTCCGGGTTAAGGTCTAGGCCGAAGCCCAAGGAACCCAACGCAAGATCACGCTGTTGGAGAGAGTAGTAGGGTGAGTAGCTCACCGGGTCAACTACGGAATCTACTCACGCGTTGACCAACTCACCCCCCAAAAATGACGAAGGTATGAAATTCGGGGTTGCATCTCACCGTTTTTCGGGAGTAGGGTGATTCTGTCAACTGAAACGACTCATCCCTACAAACCTACCTTTACAACGGCCTCGCATGTCTAAAAGCCCCAAGCTTCGCTGGAAATTCACCGAGTTAATCGATGCGCTAGGCGGGCCAAAGGCGACGGCCGATCTGATCTCCAAGAGGGGGATCGCGCCGCCGCCGATCGAGACGATCAAGGGCTGGCGATACCGCAACGTGATCCCCTCCGATTGGCTCCCGCTCATCATCATGATCGCCCAGGAAGAGAAGAAGCTTCTGCGGAACCTTCGCGGTCTATGGGGAGGGGTCGAATGATTATCATGGGCATCGACCCCGGCTCCGTGTCTGGGGCCTTCGCGATCATTGACACGACGGCCGGCTCGGCCCGCGTCGGTGATCTCCCGGTCGTGGAGAAGAACATCCACGCGGCAGAATTTGCGCGCTCAATCGGCGTCTACAACCCCGATGTGGCCGTGGTCGAGCGTGTCAACGCTTTCCCGAAGCAAGGCGTGTCGAGCGTGTTCGCGTTCGGCCGCGCCGTCGGGATCATCCATGGCGTTTTGGCGGCGTCCGACGTGCGGATTGAATTGGTCACACCGACCGTTTGGAAAAAGTTCTTCAAGCTCGGGCGCGACAAAGAAGCGTCGCGCGCTTTGGCGATCCGACTTTTCCCACAGGTTGCCGGGCTGCAACTGAAAAAGCATTCCGATCGCGCCGAGGCGCTCCTGATGGCGCATTGGTATAAGGAGCACGCGAAATGAACGCGCCGCTCCGCGACTACCAAGCCAAGGCGCTCTTTGCCGTTGCGCATGAAGGCTATCAATACCTCGGCCTTGAACAGGGTCTAGGGAAGTCTCGCATTCTAATCGAGTATGCGAAGCTGGAAGGGGCGCGTCGCATTCTTGTTTTCTGCCCGGCGAGCGTTCGGCTCTCGTGGGAGACCGAAGTTGCGAAATGGTGGAGCGATGCGCCGCCGGTCGTGCTGGTCAACTCTGTTAAGCAGATCACGAACCACCCCGGCATCTTTGTGATGTCATACGACCGGATCAGCCGTGGCGAGGACTACGTAAAGGCGATTGGATTGGTCATGCCCTTCGACCTCGCCTTCGCTGACGAAGCTCATTACGCGAAAAATCTTGAGGCAAAGCGCACGAAGCATCTGTTCCGCGCCGTGCTACCAAAGGTCGGCAAGATGATCCTCGCATCTGGCACGCCTGCGCCGAACCACGCCGGCGAACTCTACCCGGCGCTGCGCTTCCTGGCGCCCGAGAAGATTATGAAGGCTGACGGTCGGCCGATGACGCAAACGCAGTTCGAAGATGCGTTTTGCAGAATCGAGCAGAAATTTTTCAATGGTCGCCAGACCCGCGTCATCACCGGATCGCAGAACATCCCGGCGCTGCGCGAGCGGCTGAACGGGTTTCTCTTGCGGATGCGCAAGTCGGAAGTCCTCACCGAGTTGCCGCCGCTGGAATTCGTGCCGACGCCGCTTGCGCCGTCGCTTGCGGGTATAGAGGCGAATGCGTTGCGAGGTTATAGCGACATCCTGTCCGAGGATATGTCTGACGAACAAGTCCTCGCCGCTCTTGGCTCTATGGATGAGAACGCCGCGCGTCTTCGTGTCGCCCTCGGCGTCGCCAAAGCGAACGCCGCTATCGAATATATAGACGAGTTTATGGACGGCTCTCAGAAGAAGATTGTCGTGTGGGCGATCCATCAGAATGTCATCGATATTCTGATGAGCGGATTGAAGCACCTGGGCGCAGTCAAGATAGACGGCCGCACCCCGGAGAAGGATCGCCGCTACGCGATTGCCGCATTCCTCGGCGACGCCAACACGCGCGTTTTCATCGGTAACATTCAAGCGGCGGGCACAGGGCTCACGCTTATCGGGCCGCAGTTCCCATGCTCCGACGCCTTCTTTGTCGAGAGCGATTATGTGCCCGGCAACAATCTTCAGGCGGCGGCTAGAATCCACCGCCTGGGGCAGCGCGACGGTGTGCTCGCGCGTGTCTTCTTTGCACGCAAAACGATTGATGATCGCGTGCAAAGCATCCTCGCGCGAAAGCAGAACGAACTCGCGCAGATTTTTAACTAGGAAGGCGAAGGGGGTTCGCGAACATGAAGATTGAGATTGAAGGCGAAAGCGCAGAAGATATCGCGGCGAAAGTGATCTCGCTGGCGAAGCTGTTTGGCTTACAGGGTCAGCCGTCGTTCCGCTCCGACGACGGCGTCGTCACTGGCTCCGTGGCGGGCAAGCCCGATCCGACGGCGTTCGAAGACATCGGCGCGACGGCTGCGGCCGTCTCCGAGATCGTTGCGAAGCCGGAAGAGGCGCCGAAGACGCGCAGGGGTCGCCGCAGCAAGGACGCCGAGAAGGCGCTGACCGACCCCGGCGTTGATCCGTTGAGCGATAGCCATGCGCCGAAGAAGTCGAGCGGCGCTGATCTCGGCCTTGAGGCTGACGAAGGCGACGGTGATCCGGCTCCCGAGCAACCCGCGAAGGCCGCCGACCCGGCGCACGAATACACGAAGGAAGATATGGCGAAGCTTCGCGACATCGTCAACGCACGCGTTGCCGAGGTTTATTCGCATCCCGGCGGCGCGGATAAGGTGTCGGCGCTCATCACAAAGGTCAACGGGAAGTGGGGCAAGCTGCGCGACCTCCCCGATGAAGTCTTCCCGAAGCTCGCCGACGAGTTGCAGATCGCGATTTGAAGCGCGTTGCGCCAAGCACTCCAAGCACATCGAAAGGTGTGCTTGCGGGGCTCTGACGCCCGAGTGTGAAGGAGAACTATGATGCTTGATGAGAACACGCCGACCCCCGGCGAACACGACACGGCGAAGTCGCCGCCGAAGAAAAAGACGGGAACCGCGCTTTTGGTCCCGCCGCCTTTGCCGTCGGAACTTTCGCCCCGCGGTTTGTCGTTGGCGGCGGTCATGGATGACGCCTTCGTGAAGGTCTATAAGAGCGACGATTTGTTTCTTCGCTGCATCGAACCGATCCAGAGCGAAACGTCTTTCTCAGGAACGACGCGGGACGACAATATGTTTGCGCTGATGCGGCTGGTCGCTTGGTGCTCGAATATGGGCGAGCAGTATTTGCCGCTTGTCGATCTCATGCACAATGACATGCCCCGGCTGAAGAAGCTTTTTCACTCGGCGCGCGTTGCGCACGGGGTTGACGTGGCGTCTCGGCGCAAAGCTGCCCTGAAGGCGGTGGAAGGTAGCACCCATTAAGACGAACGGCGCTCCTGTGGGGCAGGAGCGCCGTTATAACCGAACGTGAAGGACGCCGCCGTGTATGATGCCCACGAACTAGCTGATCTCTTTCCTAGCATGGAAGAACCGGCGTTCCAAGACCTTGTCCGTGATATCCGCACGAACGGTCTGGTCGAGCCTATCACCCTGTTCAAGGGAAAGGTTCTTGACGGGCGTAACCGTCAGCGGGCGTGCGCGGAAGCCGGGGTAGAGCCTCGTTATGTTGAATTCCAAGGCGACGATCCGCGCGCCTTCGTGATCTCGAAAAACATCAACCGGCGGCACCTGACCGACAACGCGCGCACGCTGGTATGGGCGAGCCTTATGGAGTTTGAGCGGGGCGGGCAGATCGGAAACCAGAACGCAGCAAAAAACGAATCCTTCCAAAAGAAGGATTCGTTTTTCACCTGTGGCGAAGTCTCTAGGCGATCCGGCATCCCCACAATGACCTTGCAGCGCGCCAAAGCCATCAACACTAGCGGCGACCCTGACTTGATCGCGGCCGTGAAAGCCGGGCGGGAGACGATCACAGGCGGCGCGAAAAAGGTGTGGAAGGCGAAAGAAGCGGCGAAACCAAAATCCTCGCCCGAGCCGGCGGGGGAGAGCCCGACCCCCGGGGAAGCACGGCCTAACCCTCCGTCTCCTGAATTTGGTGAGGACGACAGCGAAATGTCCGGTAGCTTGCAGCAAGCGGAGAAGTTGGCTTTGGAGCTTATTGCTTCAGGACTGGAGCTACCGGCGAACGACTCTGAGATCGAGAGGCGAACGGGATGCCCGACGCGCGTTGCCCCGAAGGTTGCTGGTTTTTTGCGTGGGTTCTTGGCCGCCTCGAAAATTACGCCCGAAGCCGTCGAAAGCATGATTCGCGAAAAGCTGTGGGATTCGGTTATCCGCGAAGCCCGTTGGAAGATCGAGTTTGCCGAACAATATCACCCGGCGTATGGGCTTCCGAAAATTCCGTTGCGCCAAGAGGAATACAACACGCTATTGAAGTGCTTGCATCCTGACATGATCGCTCGGTTCAATGATCCTGACTTGACGGCGCGCTTCACTGAGGCGCTCGCCATCGTCAAAAAGCTAAAGCTGACGATCATGAAGCCCGACACGTTTCAGGGACAACCGAAAACAGTGTTGCCATCCCTGGATGAATTTCTAGCAAAACGGAAGGCCGAAGCATCCGAACGCGCCAAGAAGGGCGCCGCGACACGCAAGGCCGGTAAGCACACCGCAGAAGCTTCCGCATAAAAATAGCCTACCGAAACCCCGCTATAACTACGTCCGAAAGGTAGACAAGGTAGCCCAACATGGCCGACACAACGAACCAACAAGAGCGCGCGCACGCCGACGCCGGCTTTTCCGGCGCCGAGCGATACATGGCTTGTCCGGCCTCTGTGACGAAGGCGCGCGGGAAGTTTCGTCCCTCCACGATCTACTCGCGCAAGGGAACATTCCTGCACGAACTCTCCGAGATCATCATCCACGGTCAGCCGATCCCCGACACGATCCAGGTTGAAGACGATGTCTTCGACGTGACGCCGGAAGACATAGAGATCGTCACCGCCTACACGCGCTATGCCGAAATCCTGCGCGACACGGCCGACCGTCTCTACATCGAGGAACGCGTCACCCTCGATTACTTCTACCCGAACGGGATGCCCGAGCCGGTTTTCTCGCATCTCGACCTCGGCGCGTATCAATCCAACGGCGGCCATCCGATCCTGACCCTCGCCGATCTGAAGGGCGGCCGGGGCTATCTGGTCAGCGCCGAGAACAACGCGCAGTTGCGCGGTTATGCGCTCGCGCTTCTCGGCCGCGTGCTCTCCGAAGGGCTCCAGAAGCCCGAGACAATCCGGCTCGTGATCGTTCAGCCGCACGACTACGGCAGTCCGATCAAGTCCGAGACGATTACTTGCGACGAACTTCTGGAATGGTTTCGCGACGAACTTGATCCGGCGTTGCGCCGTCTCGCGGCAAACGACCAGACCGAGAGCGCCGGCAAATGGTGCCGCTGGTGCGCTCGCGCTGGTGAATGCCACGCCCTGACCCGCACAGCGATGGAGACTGCGCGTCTCGCCTTCGCCGCCGCGCCCCTCCCGGCAAAATATACCGGGGGAGGCGCTGTGTCCGGCGGCAAGGAACCGCCCGAGCCGACCGAGCTTTCCAACGATGATCTCGCCGCGATCCTCGATAAGGCGGAAATCATCGAGTCGTGGATCGAGAAGGTTCGGGCGACGGCCTCAAACCGGATTGACCACGGCCAGAGGGTGCCGGGCTGGAAGCTCGTTGCCAAGCGCGCCCAACGCAAATGGGCCGACGCGGAGAAGGCCGAGAAGGCGCTGATGATGCAAGCGCCGATCAGCGAAATCTTCACGCGCAAGCTCAAATCCCCGGCCCAGGCCGAAGCCCTTTTGAAGACGAAGGCAATGACCAAGGAAGGCATCGCCGTTTTCCTTGCGCCTCTCGTCTCCAAAGAATCGAGCGGGACCACCTTGGTTCCTGCCGACGATCCACGTCCTGCCGTGGACACAAGCGCCGCTGCGGCGTTCGCAGCAAATCCCATCAAACTCGGGAGCAAATAAATGGGTGTGGTTACTCCGTTCGCAACTTTGGCCTTTCCGGCCCTGTTTACACCGCGCCGCCGCGTGAAGGATGATCCGACTTCGCAGTTGGTCTATTCCGCCACGCTTATCTTCTCGCCGGACGAACAGAACACCCCGGCGTTCGAAGCCCTGAAGGCCGCGGCGCGCGACGAATTCAAGGCGAAATATCCCGATAAGAAGATGGTCGGCGCCTACGCCAACCCCTTCCGCAAGGGTTCCGAAGTCGATTACGAGGGCTTCGGTGAGGAAGACATCTACATCGCCGTCCGCACGACGGACAAACCTGCGGTGAATGATGTTTGGGGTAATGAAATTCCCGACAGCGAGGCCAAGAAGGTTTTCGCCGGTCAGCTTGTTCGCGCTTACGTGAACCCTTGGGCTTACGATAAGAGCGGCAACCGCGGCGTGACGTTCTTCCTCAACGGTATTCAGATCATCGATGCGAACCGTCCGCGCATCGACGGCCGTGTGAATTCCGATAAGATGTTCCCGACGGACGATCTGGAGGAATTCAGGAAGTCGGCTCCGAAGCCCTCGGCAGGAGCCAAGGCGCCTGCGCCAGCAATGGCCGACGACGACATGCCTTTTTAATCACGAATGACCTACGCACGCTTTTGGGGTAGGGTGCGTAGGTCTACCAAAACAACCCCAACACCACCCAACAATGGAGGGTCAAACAACATGGCTATCGAGAAGCGTAAATTCGAAGTGACCGTCTCGGTCGACTCCAAGACGAAGCAGGCTGCGCTCCGCGCCGATCTCAAGAAGGCCGTTGGCGAAGCCTCGGGCTCCGAGAAGGTGTCGCTGAAGCCGATCACCGCGGCGAAGAAGCCCGCTCGCAAGACCGCGGCGAAGAAGCCCGTTCGCAAGACGGCCGTTCGAAAGGCGGCCTGATGCAAGTGGCCTGAAGTCCGCGCGAGTTGGGATCGCACAGACTTCAGGCCGCTACCTGAATTCCTTGAAGATGGTGTGAGCTAATGACCCCCGAAGAGATCGACGCAAACCCGAAGAAAGCGTTCGGCGCGCTGAAGCCGTCCCTACACTACGCCCCCATGAACGCGATGCTTCAAGTTGCGCGCGTCTTCGAACTCGGGGCGAAAAAATACGGCTTGAAAAATTGGAGGCGCCAGCCAGTGGACGCCTCGACATATTACAGCGCCGCGTATCGGCATCTGATCGAATGGTTTGAGAGCGGCGTCAACGTCGATCCCGAAAGCGGGCAGCATCCGCTCGCGCACGTCATCGCGTGTTGCCTGATCGTGATCGACAGCACCGAGGGTGGCGAACTGATCGATGACCGCGGCTTCGCCGAAGTGCTCACAGGGACGCAGGGTGCACCGGCGGCTCCCACGCCGCCCGCTCCACCACCGCCGCCGCCGGCTCCTGATAGCCCCCACGTGGCTCCGACGGACAACCTGGGCTCCGACATCTCGGCGGCGATCGAACAAGCTCTGACGACTTTATCGCATCACGAATAGGGCCACGGGTTTTCTCCCCGACTTTCCCTGGCCCTGCCCGCCGGTGGTTTCTTCCTCGGCCACCGGCGGGTTCACGATCCACACGAACGCAGGATGAGGGTGATGGCCGCTGTTTACATCGACATCGATCCGCACGCGTGCCGATGGACAGAGAATTTAATTGCCGCGGGTCTCGTGGCCCCTGGTGAAGTATGGAACGTGGATATTCGAGATGTCCGACCGATCGACCTTAAAGGATTCCAACAAGTCCATCTCTTCTCAGGGATCGGTGCGTGGTCGCACGCCCTCCGGTCTGCGAACTGGCCGGACGACCGAGAAGTCTTCACGGTCTCTTGCCCTTGCCAGCCTTTCAGCGCGGTCGGCGGCAGAACAGGGCTTGCTGACGAGCGGCACCTATGGCCCGCCGCCGATTGGCTTATCGGACAACTCCGTCCTGCAATTATTTTTGCGGAACAAGTTAGCAGCAAGGACGGCCTCGCTTGGTTCGACGTTGTTCACGCTGACCTGGACGCGAAGGATTACGCCGTCGGGGCTCTCGATCTCTGCGCTGCGGGCTTCGGTGCGCCTCACATCCGACAGCGCCTATACATTTGTGCCGTGGCCGACGCCGAAGGCGTCCGACTGCCTCGGCGGAAGAACGACGAACACGAAGGGCGGGGGCAACAAACATCTCGACAAGGATGTTCGACTCCTAACGAAACAAACGGGTTCTGGCGCCATTGCGATTGGAAGCGCGGAGCGGACAAGCGTCTCCGCGCCGTTGAGCCCGGCGTTGAGCCGGTGGTTGATGGGTCTGCCTTCCGCCTGGGATCGGGCGGCCCCTACGAAGGAAAGAGCCGCCGGCAGATGCTCAAAGGCTACGGCAACGCGATAGTCGCGCCGTTAGCCACGGAAGTCATCAAAGCGTTAATGGAGTGCGTGCCGTGATGCTATTTGCTCAACCGTCGTCAGTCATGAACACCGAGATCAGGCTTCCGCCGCCGTCCCGTAAGGACAAAGTCCGCAAGATAATAGCGGAAGAAGCCCGGCGGTGTGGCATCTCTGTTGACGAATTGCTGGAGGATAACCGGCGCGGATGGGTGTTGGGCATCCGGCAATACGCAATGTGGCGCGCACGCATAGAGACAAAATGCTCTCTCCCGGAGCTTGGGGTGCTATTTGATTGCAGTCACGTGACGATCAAATACGCATTTCGAAAGGTAGAAGCGATAGCCCCCGATCTGCGCGGTGTGTTTGGCCCGAAGCCGATGGATGCGGCTCGCGGGATCATAGCCGAAGAAGCGGCACGCGGCGGGTATTCGGTTGATGAGATTCTTTCGCAGAAACAAACAAAGCGGCTGCGATCCGTCAGACAATACGCGATGTGGCGTGCCCACAAGGAAACCAAGTGCTCTCTTGTCGACCTCGGTGAAGCATTCGACCGCGATCATTCTTCGGTTCTCCACACGATCCGACGCGTAGAGGCGATGGCCCCCGACCTACGCGGCGTGTTCAGCCCGTGTCCGAAAGTCAGAATACGCCAGAAGATAATACCGAGGCCGCGGAAGGTCGCAGAAACGTATCAGGGCCGCCCGTGCGGGTATGGACATTCCGGTCTTCGATACAGAGTGAATAGACGGTGTATCGAGTGCAATGCGATCGGGGTTGCGCGGAGATACTGGCAGCGTAAAGCGGAGCGCGAGAATGATTTGGACTGAATATCTTTACGGCTTCGCCGAGCACGCCGCGAAGAAAAGCAAGGACTCAACCCAGGTCGGCGCGGCGCTCGTCGGCCCTGAGTTGGAAGTCCGGCTGACCGCTTTCAACGGGCCGCCGCGCGGCGTCCGTGATCTCGCCGAGCGTCGCGAGCGGCCGACGAAATATATGTTCGCTTCGCACGCTGAAGCAAACCTGATTGCTTTCGCCGCGCGTGAGGGCATACGCACGAAAGGCTGCACGGTCTACGCCACGCACATGCCTTGCGCTGCCTGCGCCCGCACGCTGATCCAGGCCGGCATCCACAGGGTCGTCTATGGCCCCGGAGTGGCCGTCATGCACAACGACGCCGAACTTCTCGCAACTGAAGCGATGTTTCGAGAGGCCGGCGTCACCTTATTCCCCTGTGGCAAGATAGGAGACTGAAAATGGCTCTCAGAACTGAAGAAGACGCTCGCAAAACATGGTGCCCATTCGCACGCGTCGCGGCGATGGTTCAGACCGCGCCGGGGCAGGGCGTCGTTGTCACCGTCAACCGTTCGCAAGGGGCATTGCAGCGAGGAATCATGCAGCCCGGCTGCGAATGTCTTGCCTCAGATTGCGCGTTTTGGGTGTCTACGCCGCTGGATGGCCCGACCAAGTCTGGTGAATGCGCGATGGCGCGTGATCCGAACAAGGCAAAACTTTTCAATTCCTGAGCGGAGAACCGGGGTCATGAAAATAGCTAGACTTGAACAGATAAAACTGTGTTCGACGATCGGGCGCGTCCTCTTCGGGGTTGGGGTCGTGATCGTTGCGGTCCCGGTTCTTTTCGCGATCCCCGGCGCCTTCATTCTTGGTGTCGGTTACATCCTGACCCAGGTCGGCGAGGATATGTGGAACATCCACCATAACCAGCCGAAGCGTGGACCCGCCGCCGAGTCGTTTTTTCCGTGGGAGAGGCGCTGATATGTCCGACACAAGCATCATGAACCTTGTCGTCTCCCTACTGATCGCCGGGTTCTTCGCCATCGTTGTCAAGCTCCTATTGGAGGATAAGCCGTGACGGATTTTACGAAAGAGGAAGCGACGAACGAACTGCGGTTCTTTCCCAAGCTGTTTATGACCGGCCCACAGGAATTCGAATACTCCGGTTCGTATGCTTTGCAGCAAAGATGGAAGATTACGAGGGGCGGTCTCGGGCGAGTCGACTATACCGAAGAGTGGCGCGACGTGCCGATCGTCTCCGTTGCTGCGGCTGCCACTACGGGGCGGAAAGCAGCCCCGGCGGAGAAATCGCCGCGTAATTACGCGTTCGATCTCGTAACGCACATCCGTAGAGCGCGGGCATTCTCCGAAAAGACCTTCGGTCCCGGCGCTCGCACGAAGGGCGTTGTCGAGCACATCCGTAAAGAGCTTAACGAGATTCTGGCCAAGCCGGACGATATTGAAGAGTGGGTCGATGTTATGATTCTCGCAATCGATGGGGCTTGGCGCGCGGGCTACTCTCCCGAAGAGATCACGTGGGCGCTCGACGCCAAGCAGTTCAAGAACGAAGGCCGGAAATGGCCGGATTGGCGAAACTTCGCCGCTGACCAGCCGATCGAACACGACCGCCGAGGCGAACAAGGCTTTGAGACGCGATGAACACGCAATTCCTTCTTATGGCGCAATACAATGGCGCCGCGGTGATCCCCTTGTCTGTAGTCTGTAAAGACTACTTCAAGCATCTCACCCCTGAAAAGTTCGCGCGCAAAGTCGCTCACGGCGAGATCAAGCTGCCGATGATCCGAATGGAGGGCAGCAACAAGTCCGCGCGCGGCATCCACATAGCCGATCTCGCCGCCTACCTGGACGAACGCCGCGAAGCGGCGATCAAAGAACTGAAGCAGATCACGGAGTAACCCCGGTGCCCGATCTCATTATCCTCGATCTCGTGGAACGCCGGCTTGCGCGGAAACTCTCTCGCCAGGAAGTGGCGACGCGCATCGGTGTTTCGGCACAGAGATTCGGACAGTGGGAGCTAGGTCGGTGCGAACCGTCGCTTCGCTTATTGCGCGAGTGGGGGCTGGCGCTTGATGTGGTGTGGAAGCCGAAAGTTTTGAGAACGCCACGGGGGAAAAGCAATGGTTGACGACGAAAACCACGAAGCTCACGGCGCGATGATCCACCGCGGAATTGTCGAACAGCGGCAGTATAACGCCGACCAGCGGCAGAGTGCGCTAGAGGCTGAGAATAAGCGCCTGACCGCCGAACTCGCCGCCGCCAAGCAGCTTGACGTTAATCGCGTGCTGCAATTGGAGACGGCGTTTGCGTTGTGTGAGACCTTGGAATCCGAGCGAGACGCCCTCCGCGCCGACCTCGCAGAAGCGCAAGACGCGGCGGAATTGTGCTGCGCTGGTCAGGACGATTTGAAGAAGGAGAATGACAACCTGCGCGCCGAACTCGCAACCAAGGCGATGCAGTGCTGCTCACTCGCGGATAGCGTTGGCGTGTATATGGGGCGTGTTGACGACCTGCGCGCCGAACTCGCCGCCGAAGAGGAAACGAGCGTAGATACATGGGTGCGCGTCAAAGAATTAGAGGTTGACCTAGAAGAAGCCCGCTCCGAACTCGCCGTCGCTAATGAGGTTATAGACCGCCTTGTAAAAACCGAGCGCAAAGTCGCAGATGCAATTGGCGACGCCTACCTTCTCGACCTCCCTGATGGTGGCGACGTTAAGCTGTGGGAAGGCGCGCAAAGGCTCCGCGCCGAACTCGACAAATGGATAGCAAGGGCGAGCGAGGACTGGCCAGAAGCGGCCTCAAAAATCGAACGCTTGACCGCCGAACTCGCCCGGCTACAAGAGTGTTTCACGGGACAAGACTACACGTATCGCAATGAAGTCGAACGTCGCGAACGTGCGGAAGCCGAGCGCGACGCCCTGCGCTCCGCTGCCAAGTGGCTGGTCGAGCAAGCCGATAAGTGCGGTTTCGTGGATGACCACGGCCACAAGCTGACGATGAATAAGGCGTTTATCGACTTGCGCGCGAGGCTGGCGAAGGGGAGCGGGAATGAGTGACGCAAGGCTTGTGAAGCTACTGAGCGCCAAGATTGAAGAACTAGAGGCCGAACTCGCCGCCGCTAAAGCAGAAGTCGAACATCTTAATGAAGCCCTGAATTGGTCGCAGCTTGCAGAGAGTAATGCGATTGAAGCACTAGCTGAGCGAGATGAGTTGCTGCGGGATGCTCTACCATTCGTGCGGACGAAGACAAGGCATGAGGAACTCGCAGACCGCATCGACGCGGCGCTGGCGAAGGGAGGCGGGGATGAGTGACGAGGCTTTCTATAAACGGCTGTCAGAGTTGGAAATCACGCACGAGATGGCCGACGAGTGCGCCGGTCGCCTGATTGCAGGGGCATTTCGCCGCACAGACAAAAAGCCCCGCTTTACTATACCGACGCGTCATGACGACGACGATGTTGTGATCGGAGAATATATCAAGCGGCAAAAGGCCGTAGTAGCCGAGCGCGACGCCCTGCGCGCGTTGCTGCGGGAGGCGCGACCATTCATATCAACGTGGGCCAAGCCGGAGTTGGTCGCCCGCATCGACGCGGCGATGGCGAAGGGAGGTGGGAAATGACAAGTATCTTTTGGGGATTTGTCGTTCCCGTTTTCGTGGCCGGTATATATTGGCTAGTGGCCTATTTAGCGGGGAGGCGGGGATGAGTGACGAACTGGTCGCCCGCATCGATTCGGCGCTGGGAGGCTCTCATGCCGACACCTGATTTTGACAGAGAGTATGAGCGCCTGCGCGCCGAACTCGCCGCCAGCGAAAGGCTGCGCATAAATGCCATCGAGACGGCGAAATTGTTGGATGAAGAAAAAGCATCGCTTACCGCCGAACTCGCCGCCGAGAGGGAGAGGGCCGAAAAAATCCAGCAGAAAGCCGACGACGAATTTGCCACCATGTCGAAGCAACTAAACACGTTCCTCTGCGCGGGGGCCAAGATCAAAGCCGAGCGCGACGCCCTGCGCGCCGCTGCCGAAAGTGTTGTCGACGCCTATCGAGATAAAGGCCGAGCGACGGCGGCTTTAGTCGGTCAGTGCATAGAAGACCTCGACGCGGCACTGGCGCTGGGAGGTGGGGATGCTGACGTATGAACAAGCCCTGCGGGACTTGCAGAGTTATAGCGACAAGATATTCCGCCTTGAAGCCGAACTCGCCGACGAGCGGGATAAGTCTGCCGGATATGAATATGCGCTTAAACAGTTTGATGAGCGTGTGGCTGGACTGACCGACGAGCTCGCCGCCGTTATAAAGACGCGCGATAAAGCCTACGGTTTGTGGCTGCAAGGCAAAGCCGAACTCGCCGCCGAGCGGGAGCGCGTCACCAAGCTGCGCGAGGCGCTGGAGCCGTTTGAGAAGGCGGCGGAAACATGCAAACGGTCGCTCGGGACGACGCCAGACGATCAGGTTTACGGCGTCTATGTCGGCGACCTCCGCCGCGCCCAAGCCGCATTGAAAAAAACTTAGGGGGGAGTGATGGAATACCTAGCCTATTTCCTCGCCGCGGCGAAGGGCGCCTCCGAGATCACGGCGATCGTCCTCGGCTCATACCTTCTCGTTGGCTCGATCCTCTCGATCTACACGTGGAGCCGCGACCGCAGCGGCAACAGCAAACGCGGCGAACACTATACCGAGAACCGCCGCATCGACGGCCCGGATGGAGCGTGATCGTTTCTACGCCGCCCGCTACGCCACGCCCCGCGGAGCCCGGCGTAATCGATGGATGTCTCATCGTGTCCCGTTTTCTGTAGGCCCGATCCATCATCGGCGCGACGCAGAAGCGAATGTCATTGGAATCTAAGCGAGTGCTCGATTTTTCAACGCCTTGTATCTCGAGATAACGCGCCTTGTCTTCCACCATTGTCGCCCTTTATCGCCTATTCCCTTGCCATTCCTACACCGGGGGCGTAGAAACTCACCGTCATGGCGTAGAAAGTGGGCGGTCATATCGGATGGCGGGAACGATTGTAGAGCGGAAACGGGCAGATGGCACGACCGGCTACCGGGCCGAGATCATCATCTACGCCGGTGGCCGGATCGCGCACCGCGAGTCGAAGACCTTCGACCGGCGACCCGCCGCCCGGGTGTGGTTGGAGAAGCGCGAGGCCGAACTGGAGCGCCCCGGCGCCGTAGAAAAAGCCAAGCTGAAGTCTGAAGGCGCGACGCTCGCCGACGCAATCGACCGCTACGTCGCGACCAGCCGGAAGGAGATCGGCCGGACAAAGGCCCAAGTCCTGCGGTCGCTGGCCGGGATGCCGATCGCCGCGCGCCCCTGCGCCGATATCAGGAGCCCCGATCTCGTGGCCCTCGCCGAGGGGCTCGGGAAGGACAGGACGCCGCAGACCGTGGCGAACTACCTCTCGCACCTTCAGGCCGTCTTCACGATCGCCCGCGCCGCGTGGGGCTTTGAGCTTGACCCGGCGGCCATGGCCGACGCCTTCAAGGTCACTCGGCGGCTTGGCCTGACCGGCAAGTCGATCGGACGCGACCGCCGACCGACGCGCGCCGAGATCGACACCCTGATGGCTTTCTTCCACGACCGCGGTTGCCGCCGGCCGCGCTCGGCGCCCATGCACCGGATCATCCCCTTCGCCCTCTACTCGACGCGCCGGCAGGAAGAGATCACGCGCATCCTGTGGTCCGATCTCGAGATCGAGCACCGCCGCGTCATGGTCCGCGACATGAAGAACCCCGGCGATAAGCTTGGCAATAACGTATGGGTCGATCTGCCGGATGAGGCTCTCGCGGTCCTCGATCTGATCGAGAGGACCGACGACCGGATTTTTCCCTTCGGAACCGACGCCATCTCGGCGTCGTTCACGCGAGCCTGTCACCGGCTCGGGATCGAGGATTTGCACTTTCACGACCTTCGGCACGAAGGGATCAGCCGGCTATTCGAAATGGGCTGGAACATCCCGCACGTCGCCGCGGTGAGCGGGCACCGCAGTTGGACTTCGCTCAAACGCTATACGCACATCCGCGAGAGCGGCGATAGATGGACAGGAGATTGGTGGAGATGAGCGAACCAGCAAATACCACAGAGAGCATTTACATCGCTCGGGAGAAAGAGCGCCGGTGGCTGCTTTGGGCTATGAAGACGCGCCCATTGACCCAGGACGAGTGGGCGCGCGTGCAGTCGGAAGATTATATGCTTTGCATTGAATTCAACCCTCACGGGATGTCTCGATCGTATAACGAGCAGGATAAGAAACGCGAATTCAACGATCTCATCTATCAGCAATTACGCATTACAAAGCTTATGGAGAAGGACAAAACAGATGATTAAGAACATCGCTTTGATCGCCGCAGCAGCGACGCTCGCCGGTTGCGCCAGCACGCCGCAGCCGATCCCGCTCACCAAGCCGATAGAGGATCAGGCGAAGATGCTGACGCTGAAGCAAGCGTATAGCCCGGCCGATGTTCAGTTCGGACCTATGAAGACCTTCCGGCAGGACGATTCAACAACCGTGTGTGCGCTTATAAACGGTGCGAACCCCTTTGGCGGTCGCACGGGGTGGGAGCCGGTTTTTATGCGCTTCCCTGATGACGGAAGCGGCCCGTCGTTTCTTGACGGACGAGATGGCGCAATACGTTGTCCGAAGAACACCCTCGGGCTCGAAAACCCTGTGGACCCCGTATTGCTGAGGAAGAACGGGATTACAGCGCGCTAATCGAACGGAGGGCAAATGAGAATGAACCGACGCAATTTCCTGATGGGCCTCATCGCCGCCCCGGCCATTATCCGCACGCCGGGCCTTCTAATGCCGATCAAGCGCATCATCGAGCCGGCGCGCCCGATGCTGGTCAGCCTCTTCCCTGACGAGTTCCACGTGACCGCCGGCACATTTTCCATTGTCATGCCGGGTCAGCCCTACGAGATCATCAGGATCAGTTAAAACGCAGAAAAACCCCCGCAGCCGAAGCTGCGGGGGCCAGACAGAAGAGGGGCCGACCGGCGTCCGATCGGTCTCGGGGGTCAACGAGACATTTGACCGGGCGCCGCTCTCTCCTGCCTATCTCAATCGAGCATCTTCTTCAGCAAGCCGTGGCCGGACTCGCTCGTAGCCCAAGCGAAGATACTGCCGACGACTGTCAGGAAGACCACGACACGGGCTCCGAGGCGCGCGAGCGCGCGGTTCTCGCCGTCTTGTTCTGCGCGCTGCACCTTGATCTCTTGCAGCGTCGCCTCAATATCCTCAACCTTCTCCGCGACATATCGTGCGTGCTGTCGCTGCAAGGATTCCAACATATCAAGCCGCGCCATTATAGCTCCGCACTCGGCGCTTCCGTCCGGCATTTTTTCCTCCGATCTTTCTGGTGAGATCAAGCGATTCGCCACTTCACTCTCCGTTGCGATCAGGCAGCGCCGGCGTTGACGGTGGCGACCGGGGAGACTGCGCGGCCCGTCAACGACATGATAAGCGTCACCGCTTTGATGACGCCGACGAGGATTTCGATCGGGTTCGGCGGGAGCGCGCCGGTGTTGGCGATCGAGACCAGGATCGGGTCGGAAGCCATCCCATTCGCCGCCGCCATCGCTTTCTGCACGTTGACGCTGTTAGCGTCGATCACACGGTTCGCGATAAGCTGGTTGCCGAGCGTCGAGAGCGAAACGACGATCTGGCAAACGGGCTGGATATACGGCTCTAAAAAGGCCGCCGCCGCGTTAATATCGGCTTGCGCCATAACGACGGCTTGCTCAATCTTTTGCGCAACGACACGCATATCCACGTAAAGAGCATTGGCGAAGCTCCTGAACCGGCCTTGCTGCGCCTGGGAGCAGGCGCCGAGCGGCAGAATCGCCGCGGAGAGTAGGAAGTGACGGCGATTCATGTTGATCCCCTATTTGCAAAGTGAGCGGATTTGTTGACGCTTGTAAATCCAATCGGACACGAGACGCGGCCACGCGGCGTTTGGACCGGCCGCGCGCATCTCCCCGGCGACTTGCCGCTGGAGGGATTGAGCATATTCGGGAAGCTCGGCGACCCGTTCAGGGCACTTCGGCGCGGGAACAACCGCCGCCGCCGCTTCCGGCTTCTCGGAGCCCGTGCCGAAGCAGCCGCCGAGGGAGATGGCGAGAAGAACAACAGTGATCCGCTTCATCACGCCTCTCCCTTTTCGAGCGCATCGATCGCCTTCGCCATCGACCAATCGAGCGGCATCGGCGAAGTCGGCTGGATCGCGCCGAAGACGGCGCGGACATGGCTGATCGCCCGCCGGCCTTCGTCGGTCTGGAAATAATCGTAAGCCGCCTCGACGACCGGAGCGGCGTCTACGGCAAGCCGCAGAGCGCCGTGGGCTTCGGCCAGCCCAGGGATAAGGCCCGTAGCGTCAAAGGCGATTTGGAGCGCCCCGTTAAGGAGCTTCTCCTTGGTTGCTGCGTCCATGACCCCGGCTCCTTGTTAGGCGTGGGCGTCCTTCGCCAGGGCGCCGACGCCGATGATTCCGATGATTGCCTGCCACGACTTATCGAAGGGCGGCAGCGGCAGGATGTCGTTCGGCCAAAGGCCATAGGCCATAAGCGCGTAAGGCCCTAGCGTGAGAACGATCGAAATAAGCGTCGTGCGCCAATTCTGAATAGCAGGCGGCATAGCAAACCCCTTTCTTATGCGCGGAGACCGCCGCGCACGGTCAGCGGATCGCGCCGTCGCGCGCCGCATCCATGACCGGCTTCAACGAAGAACAGCCGTGAAGTGAGAGAGCGAGAAGACCGCCGAAAAGAAGGACCAGAAAAATCTCGCGGCGATGCCAAAGGATGTAAAGGCTGAAGACCAGAAGGCCGACGAGCTTTTCCCACCACGGACGGTCGTGCATGTTGGCTACCTACCGAAAGATGATCGCAAGGATGAAGGACACGACCGCCACGAACGCCATGAAGTAGACGAATGCGTCGTAGAGGATGCGGAGCATGTCAGGAGACGAGCGAAGCCGCTCGGGCGTGAGTAAGAGCGTCGCGGAAGTGGCTCGCGTAGCCGGCAACGAGCGCCGCGCGATCGTGTCCGTTGATGATCGTGCGGGCGTTGAAGTAGTCGAAGTCGCCGGCGCGAAGGAAGTCCGAGAGCTTACGCCCCGTGAACATGCCGTGCGTCATACCGCGAAAGCAGATGTCGAGCGCGACGGGCCAGGACTGCGCGTCGATCGGGTTCTTCACGCCGAACTTCGCGAAGTTCGTCTGCCACGTCAGTTGCACGAGCCCTCGGCCGATCCATGGCCAGTAAGGTTTCGACCGGAGATATGCGTCCGATCCCGCTTCTGCGATCGGCTGCATCTTCTGCGCCGTCTCGTGAAAGACCGTCGCGAGGATGTAGGCGAGCGACGCATCGGAGAGCACGGAATAGTTCTCATCCCGATAATTCAGGATGCGCGTCATACCGTCGACTTGCCACGGATGCAGGATGCCCCCCGCGAACATCGGCCGCACTTCGTCAAAGAAGACTTTCTGATTAAGACTGCCCATTGTTCGACCCCTTCATTTGAAGCACGCTGAGATTGAGCCCGTAGAGCCGCATCGCGATCGCCAGAACGCGCTCGTTAATCTTGCCGGCGTGGGGCGTGACTATCTCTCGCCAGACTCGATCCAGTTCCTCCGAGTCGCGCGCCGCGTGGAGCGAGCGGGCAACTTCGAAGAGAAACAGTTCGGAGTCGAAGTTTTCCATGGCGCATCTCTATCTTGATCTACGCCCATAGGTTCGGTTTTCTGTGCAGGCTCCGATGTATTGTCGGATGGCGTCGAAGACGTGTTCGCGTCTAAGTTCCACTCCGAAATATCGAAGCTCTTTGACGATCTCATCGGGACCATCTCCCGCCCTCCAGCTTCGTAGGATGAACGTCCAGGTCAACAGCGGAGAGAGCGTCAGATTAGCCATCGCAGCACTCCCGATTGCTCTAATGCGTAGAGAACCAACACCGCGAGTTTCTGACCCGTGATCGCGGACCACGCCGCAAAGACGCCGATCCGCATGTAAAGGAAAGCGTCGGGGTGCATCATTGGCTCGACCCCAAAAATAAACGGCGGCCAAAAGGCCGCCGTCATCTTCGCGCGCGCTTTTTCGTTACGCCGCGGGGGCGGCGGGATCAGCCGCCGGCGCCGGGTCGGCGGGGATGTGCGCCGCCACGTCCGCGGCGTGAGCATCCACCTGATCGGCGATAGCCTGAACGTCCGCCGGGCTGATGACTTCCTGCGCCTGGAGCACGGCAAGCTGCGCGGAGACGCCGTCAAGCTGCGCCTTCAAAGTCTGAAGATACGTGTAGAGGCGAGCCGTCGCGTCGATGTTGTGGGCGACAGCGGTTCGCAGATGTGCAAGTTCGTCGGCCATAGCTTTTACACCCTGTTCTAGTTTGGTGACTCGCTCGGAGAGCGAAGGAAAGAGGCGACTAAGAAGATCGCTCATTGTGCGCCTCGCGAAGTGCCGAGAGACCGCCCGGCGCGGGTTACGTGCCTGGATTGGCACGATTCTTCGTTAGGATGAACTGGCCTTCGTCAACAACGTGCGGCGACGATCCGGTTTTTACAGTCCAATCGACTTGATCCGCGTCAGCCGGGCTCGAATCCCATATCGCCGACGCGGCGCCAACGACTATCGTCATTGCGACGGTCTGCTTTGTCAGCACGCCGTTGACACTGTAGGCCAGATAGAGGTTCGCCGACGCGGGAGTTGCAGCCGCGCCCGTCGCATCCTTGAACGTCGTCACCCATCCGATATCGTTGCCGCGGTAAAATGTGACGTTCGTTGCCATTTAAGCCACCTGTGTCAATGCGCTCGCCGGCGTAACGATCGTGCCGGCCTTTGCGCCGGTCACAGTCGATCCGCCCGCCGCGGGGGTGATATTGCTTTGCGCCTGGGCGGCGATCAGCGCCGTGACTGCCGTCGCCGAAGTCACGACCGACGACCCGGTGACGACGAGGTTGTTCTTCGTCGTGACGATCAGCGTGCGTGCGACGCCGGTCGCCCATGTCTGGAATGGCGGGATGAAGCTCAACGGAGCCGCCGAGCCCGTCGCCGCCGCGCTTCCTAGCGGAACATTGTCGTTTACCGCAGCGCCTCTCGCTATGCCGGTCGCGCTCGCCGGTGCGATTGACGGCTGATCCGAACCTTGTATGCCGGTGGCCGTTCCCGTCGCCGAGGCCGCAAGGCCGCTGATCGAAAGAGCGGCGACGAGCGGGTTCGCCGTCGCATTGGCCGTGGCCGGCGAGATCGAGCCGCTAGTCGTGAACCCGAGCGTCGACGCCGTTCCCGTCGCGCTGACCGACAGGGCCGAAGGCGTCGGCTGACCGCTTGCGCCGCCCGCTGATGCGGTCGCGCCGGCTTGGGCCACAGACACCGCGCCAGTTTTGGAAACCGCTCCAGCGACGCCCGTAGCTGCGGCAGGGGCCGACGCGAGCAGCACTTGCGCAACCAGCCCGCCAACGCTGCCCGTCGCGGTCGCGGGAGCCGCGTTCGGGCTGGCCACATTGCCGACCGACGCCGCAACGCCCATCGCCGAGGCGACGGGCGCCGTCGCGGCAACAGACACGAAAAGCGGGCCGCTTGCGACGCCGCTCGCAAGCGCGGGGGCGGCCGACACGTTGCCGCCACTCGAAATTGTGATGTCAGCCGCAACGCCCGTCGCAGAGACCGGCGTCACCGATACGAACTGGCCAGCAACCGCGGTCGCCGCCCCGACCGCGCCAACGCCGACCGCAGGAGCCACCGTCACCGAAACGGGCTCGGAGACTCCCGCCGCCGCGCCAGCCGCCGCCGCGCCCGCAATGCTGGGCGAAACACCGCCAACGCCCGCGCCCGCAACGCCCGAACCAGCCGCGCCGATCAGCGCATATTGAGCCGCGTCAGCAAGACTCGCCGCTGCGCCCGTTCCGCTCGCCTGACCGGATGCGCTTGAAGCCGTCCAGCCCAGCGCGCCAGCGGCGCCCGAGCCCGTTGCCTGGGCGACCACAAACGAACTCGAAAAAAGTAACGTGGTCGCAACGCCATTTGCCGGGGCAGGGGCGGCCGTGGGTGCGTCAAGTGGGGTTATGGCCCCAACGCCGCCCGTCGCCACCGCAGGCGCGCCAGCGGCGCTTTCCGCCACGGCCAGCCCCGCCGCCGCGCCGGTCGCACTCGCGCCGGCCACGGGCACGCCGATTTGCTCGACCACCGAACCGGCAACGCCAGCCCCAGCCGCCGCGCCGATCGACACGGCCACGGCCACCGACAGGGAAGCCGCAAGACCCGTCGCCGCCGCCTGCGAAGCACTGACGTTGATCGTGCTGTTCACATTCACCGTCACCGAGCCGGCGACGCCGCTTGCGGCGGCAGGCGACGCTGTGACCGCAACCGAAGGCGTCAGTCCACCAATAGCCCCAGCGGCCGCCGCTTGCCCGGTTGAGATCGAGCCCGTCTCAGCGACGCCGGTCGCAACGCCGGTCGCAGAAGCAGCCGGGGTGCTGATCGAAATTTGCTCCGTCGCGGAGCCGGCGACGCTGGTCGCAACCGCCGACGAGATCGACGGCGACACCGCCGCCACAAGAGGCGCGGCCACACCTGTTGCCGCCGCGCCGGTCGCATTCACATTGAGCGCGCTCACCGCCGAGACGCTCACCGCGCCGGCAACGCCCGAACCGGCCGCTTGCGCGACCGTAAGTGAAACCGAGGGCGTCACCCCGGCGGCGCTTGCTAGGCCGGTCGCCGGGGAAAGGGTTGCAGGCGAAATAGCCGGGTTGGGCGACCGTGCTATTCCCGTCGCGGTCGCCACACCGAGGCCGGGGGAAATAACCCCTGGCAGCGAGCCTGCCGTTCCCGTTGCCCACGCGTTACTGCTAATAGCCGGGGCAGCTTCGACCCACGCGTTTTGCAGCGTTATAGACGAGCCGTTCGCGTATGTCGCGCTGCTTTCAACTCCTGTGAATTCGTCGTGATACCAAACCGTGACGGAGCCCACGTCCGCGGTCGAATACGTCTCTGCGGCTCGGGTTGCCGTTGCGCCCCAAGTGTAAATCGGGCTTGTAGCGACGCTTGAATTGCGTATGCCGGCATAGGCGATGTCAAATTTTTCTGCGCCCGTAGTCGTGATCGTTGGGGATGTTGTGTTGCCTGAGAGGAACCCGAATCCGAGGTAGTAGCTTGCAGCCGAGGCGGTGAAGTGGACAACGCATTTATACCAGCCGCCGCCTATTGGCTCTATGGAAGAACTAGATATGCCGGCGCTATAAACACCTGCGATTCCATTTTGAATATCGAAAGCGGCGACGTTCCAACTGCCGAGGTAATAACCGCCCCACACCCATTGCTGCGAGGTATCATACCTGAAGTAGAATATAGCCGTTGCAGGACCGGCCGCGAGTGCAATCGACCCTGGCGTCTGCCACGATACCTGATTGGTTGTCGCCGCATTGCCAATAACCGTTGACGGGAGCCCATCCGGCCCATTTACGCCAGTTGGCGATTGAGTTGCGCCGCCCCATTGATACCAATATGTATTCCACGCCCGAGAGTATTGGCAAAGTTCTGTATCGCTCTGCTCAACCAGCACGCCCCTATACGCCAGCGTATTCGGGTTGTAATCGTCGCGCCTTCCATAGTAAGGCGAAGACCCCGTAGACACGTAGGGTCTTGGTGAAGTTTGATACGTCACAAGGTCTAGTTGGAAACCCCACGCGATCAGCGTATCGCCTACAAGCGCGCTTCCGAGATAACTATTCGCTTTTTGTGAGTTTGGTCTTATCGCCGCGTTGGCTGCACCCGTGGTCGGTTTGTTGATGACCACATAGGCAAGCCAATAGTTACTGTTTAGAGGATGCGTGGCGCATCCATAAGCGATAACAGACCAACCAGACCCAAGCGCAGGCGTGCCTATCAGCGCGCCCGTAGAACCGTCAAACGCCGCAGCGATTCCATTTGCAACCGAATCATCGAGGGTTAAGTTGAAGGACGCATTTGCGCCCTTATAGACGCAACCCGAAAGAATATAATTGCCGCCGGGGATGCTGCTAAAATGCTGGTAAGACGCAGTTCCCCCAGCCGAGTTAGTCGTAAGAGTATCAGCGGTAGTGCTGCCATCGGGAGCAACCGTGGTATTTGATGTCGGTATTATAGACAAATTCGACCAAAGACTGAAATTCTCACTATTTGGAATGAGGTTATTCGGCGCATAAGTCAGCTTGCCAGTGCGGTCAACCATCATTGCGGGGCTGGCGCGGGCAACAGTTCCGCTTGGCGCCTGAATGCCCGTCGTTACGGAAACAGATACACTTGCCGAAAGAGAAGCCGCGAGGCCCGTCGCAGTCGCCGGGGGCGCAGATACATTCGCCGCGCTGCCGGCCGACACGATCCCCGCAACGCCTGTCGCCGTTGCCACCCCCGCGCCGGTTGAAACGGGGTAAGCAACAGAACCCGTCGATCCGGTCGAGGATGCGACTAGACCTGCCGCTGATATACCAGCACTCGGAGTTTGGGCCGCGCCCGCGGCCGTGGCTGGGGATGCCGTAAACGAGTAGCTGTCGTTTACACCGGCCGCCGCGCCCGTCGCGCTGGCTGGTGAAATTGAAGGTCGCACCGATCCAACCAGCACGGCAGCGGCGCCTGTCGCCATAGCCGCGCTGGTCGCGATCGAAATCTGAATTGCAAGCGCGCCAGCAACGCCGGTTGCGGTAGCGACCGGCGCATTGACGTTAAGCGCGCTGCCAACCGAAACCGAACCAGCGACGCCGGTCGCGGTCGCTGCCCCCAAGGTCGCGGGTGAAACTATCGTTGAACCAGCCGGCGTCGCAACGCCCGTCGCAAGCGCCTGAGCGGCGGTGAACTGATAGGTGTCATTTACAGCGCCGGCGACGCCGGTAGCCGTGGCCGCCGCCGCGGAGATCGACCAAGTATCATTCGCAACCCCGGCCGCACCGCTGCCCGTCGCCGGTGCGATCGTCGGCAAGACCTGAGCGACGATGGAAGCCGCGCTGCCGGTCGCCGTCGCCGCTGCCGCATTCACGTTAAGCGCGCTGCCAACCGAAACCGAACCAGCAACGCCGGTAGCCGTCGCGGGCGAAAATGCAGGCGAAACTTGAGCCGCCGGTGAAAGGGCCACGCCGGTCGCGGTCGCATGGTTCGCGGTGAAGAGATAGGTGTCGGCCACCGCCCCCGCGACGCCCGTCGCCGCCGCTTGTAGAGCGCCCGGCGACGAGATCGACGGCACAACGCCCGTCGCCGTGGCAGGCCCAAGAGTAGCCGGCGACACGGTTTTCGACGCGGCCGCAGCCGCGGCGCCGGTCGCGACCGCGGCTGCGGCCGTTACGCTTAGAGACGAACTCGCGCTTGCCGTTCCAGCCGCGCCGGTCGCCGTTGCGGCCGGGGCCGTCTTGAGGACGAACAGCGCGCCGGGCAAGCCGCCCGCAACGCCGGTCGCAACGGCGGCAGCGGCGGTCGTTGAAGCCGGGTCGCCAAAGCCCCAACTTGCGAGCGGGACCGAACCGAGCGGGTTATGACCAAGCACGGCGCTCTCCCAGCCTTACACGGTCATCGCAGCGGCTTGGACGAACAGCGCATCGACTTGTGCGTCGGTCAGGCCGAGCGAAGTCGCCAGAGCTTCAAGCGTCGACGACGAACGATAGACCGTGTCGCCATATTCCCAAAGCGATTGGAGCGGCACATTGCCAGACGCTTTCACCGCCGCGTCAGCCTGATCGAACAAGCCTTGCATGTTCAGCGTCGCGCGCACCGCCCAAAGGGGCGCTTGCTGCGGGCTGGGCGGCACATTCGTCGCTTGCATTGCGGCGATCTCATCGGGCGTAAGATCGACAACGGTCTCTTCGCCCGTCTCAACATTCACATCCAATCGCTGCATTCGAGTCTCCTTAGAACACGTATTGGATATTCATGCTGCCCGCCGTGAAGTTTGGAGAGCTGCTGATGATGTTGACCTGCGTCAGCGCTCCGGCGAGCGCAATAAAGCCTGAGCCCATTGATACATAACCCGTATTATTCAGGTTCAGCACCCACCGGCAAACCCAAGTATTGCCGGTGATATTTATAAATTCGACGATGCCATTGATGATGAGAGCGGCCGTTCCTGAGGGGGTCACAAGGAATGCGGTGTTAGACGCACTACTAGCGGCCTGCGGGGAAGTGGAGTTTATAATTCCATACCCTGAAGTGTAACCTGACGTAGTGTAGCTGCCGCCCTGCCCCAACTGAAAACCGACAGTTGAGGATGACGTTGAGACAGTTACTCCGTTGAGACTGAGTGTGAACCGCTTGATACCCGCCGGAAGGCTCGTAAAGCCATAAGACGCTGCGGCAGACATCGAAACGACAGAGCCCGCGGTCAGTAGGCTGTAATCAGTTCCACGCGTTGCCGCCTGAATAACAGTGCCGCTGGACTTGATCATACCAGCGGCAAGCGCATTCGCGCCTGTTCCACCAGCACCTATCGCCAGCGGAGCATTCCATGGAACGGCCGTGTAAGCCCAGGACGCGGCGGTGTTGCCGCTGGTCTGAATAGATGTCAGATCGTAGACAAGCCCCGTTCCTTGAGCGATAAGGGCAGTCGAGGACGATGTATTGATCGTGAGGCCGAGAGAACTTTGGTTGATGATTCGATATGTAGTTCCAATCGGAATCGTGGTGACATCCGGAAGTAGAACCGTCTGAATCTGCGTTCCAGTAAAGACTTGAACCAATGAACTGGTGGCGGTCAGCGTGGTCGTGCTACCAGCGGTGGCGGTTGACGCCACCCCTCTCAGAGCGTTGTAGGCCGCCGCAGCCGTAGTCTGCCCGGTTCCGCCGTTCGCAACGCCGAGCGTATTTGCGCCGCCGTTGTAAATAAAATTCGACGCGATCGGGACGCTGGCGATCGTCGCCGAGCCCGACAAGTTAAGAAGCGAGCCGGTCGAACTCTTGACTAGAACACGCGTGATCGAAGGCCCGGCCGAGCTATAAACTCCGTTCGAAATTTCCCAAGCGCCGCCCGTATCGAGGATCAGCAGATCAACCGGATCGCTATTCGCCGCGCCTCCTGCCACGAATGTCTGCCAAAGGCTGTTTACGGCCGCGCCCGGCGTTACCGCACCCGTGCCAGTGGTTGCGGTATTCACATAGACGCGGTCGTAAACCTTTCCCATGACAGCCCTCTTTCGATTAGCTGATCTGCAAGATCGCGTTGCCCTGACTATTCGCCGGCAGAACCACGGTCAGCGTGCCCGCCGTCACCGATTGCGTGCCACCGAAGTCGTGGTAGCTGATGCAGCGGTTGATCGCGGAGCCGGCCGAGTTGGCCGCAATGCCGTTCGCCGAGAAACCGAGGCGAGGGGTCGTCGTGGCATTGTAGATATTCGCGCCCGAAACGGAGAGCGTCGCGGAGGTCCAAGACGGGTTAGTCGTGAAGCTCCAGAACGCCGCCGTGGTGCCGACTGCCGGCTGGATATTCGTCAGCGTGAAGCCGCCAGAAGTATAGCCGGTGCCCGAGGCTTCGTCGGTGCCGACATTGGTAAGCGTATGGTCGCCAGAGCCGGCCGAGCCGGGCGTCCCGACATTAGTCTGCGAGCCGATATAAGTGCCGGCCGGGCTGCTTTTGATAAGCAGCATCTTGAACGTATCGCCGGTGAACGTCGGTGCGGTAAATGCGCCCGTCGAAGCCGCCGACAAGGTAAGCGCGTTCTGACCGACAAACGCCGCGATGATCGTGCCAGCGGGCGGGAGGCCCGTGCCGCCCGTCACCAGCATACCGACCGCGAGGCCCGAAATGCCGGTGCTGGAAATGGCCGTCATATTGACGGTCGTGGAACAGGTGCAAGTCAGCGACGAAACGGTCGCCGCGAAGCAATGCGCAGCCAAGGCGAATTCAGCCTTGGCGCTGTAGGACATAGCAGTCGTGCCCATAGTCTAAGCTCCTATCCTTGATTCTGATGGGCGGCGATCAGCCGTGGTTGAACGCGCGGAAAATCTGCGCGTGTTCGTTGCCGGGGTTCCGGTCGGCGTGCCAAGACCGTTCGATGTGCATGTTCGTGCGCAGATCGGTCTCGATACGCTCGCGGATCACGCCCTTAACGTAATCGTGCAGATCGGGCTGCTGGCCGAAGACCGAGCCGGGCACGAAAAGCTGCGCATTCTCCAGAAGCGGCTTCACAAGCTGGAAAACGTCGGCAATAGCCTTATCGATGTCCGTGTGCTCGGAAGCGTCCAAGTCGGCCATTAGGCGCGAGTGCTCGCCCGCCGCGAGCTTCTGGCGCTCGATGCGCTGCACGACTTCATGGTGAACCAGAAGGCAGTCAGCGACCGCCGCGATGGTGCGCAGTTTCATGATCTCCAACTGAGCGCCGCGGCCACTGTTCGGATCGACCTTGAACCAGTCGAGCAAAGCGTTCGCCGAGGCGATGGCCCAAGTCTCGGCCGGATGCGGCCCGTTATCGGTGATGAGAAGTCCAGCCTGCATTTGAGTTTCCCTTTCTGCGTCGTCCAAAGCAAAACGGCCGCGGCGCTTGCGCGCCCCGACCGCTCGACTTCAATTATTCGATTGTGACTTGCCCCGGTTTATTCTTCGGTGATGATCGCGTAGAGGCCCGCGATGACATCAGGATCGACGGCGTCCGGTAGCAAGCCAACGTCGATTGTCTTCAATTCGACCGTGAACGTCTCATCAAGAAGTTCGTTCGTCTCGGCATTGAACGCCTCGACATCGCGGATCAGGATGCGGCGCGCCGAGCCTGAGCCCTCGCTGATTACCGCCCCGTCCTCACAGCGTTGAGCGTGTTTCTCGATAAGTCCGGTGCGGCTTTGCTCGTAAGCCTGCGCAATGGGGAGAAGCACTTTCGCGTTGTATGCCAGCCGAAGGCCCAACGCGACTTTCGCACCCTTGATACGCGCCTGCGCGGCGGTTATGCCGTTGACGAGATCGACCGCCTCTCGTGTCGTGATTTCCTTCTGCATTTAGACCCCTTCGATTAAGTGGCAGACCCCTTGATGATTACAAAGTCGATCGTCGGCGCATCAGACGCGCTGGTCACGCCAAAAATCGTGATGATTGCCGAACCGGCGTTCGTCGTGACATTCCAATAATATCGTTCGACGGAGCCGACGCTTGTAATGCTTAGAACAAGGACATCATTCGCTCCGATCAGCGAATTGGTAAGCGTGAAGCTCGTTCCGCTCGTGGAGGCGCCGCCAGAAACGAGCGTGATTTGCCCGCAAGCCGTATTGAGCGTGACGCCGGTTGAGCGGCTGGTTAACTGCGTAACCGCACCCCCGGCGCCGACGCCGGTGTTGTAGCCAATCGGCCCCTTGGCCAGCGCCGAGCCGTCCTGCCCGATCCAAAAGACATCAGCCTGTGTCGCGCTGCTATTCGGCGTCGTCGAAAACACAAGGCGATTGCCCTGCGCCGCCGATGTCCACGCCTGCGTCGTCTCGCCTCGGATCGAACTGCCGTGCGTCGCGTAGGCCGTGCCGCCTGACGTGTAATAGCCGACAAACTCGACTTCCCCTAGCGCGTCGCCACTGGCGACCGCGGTAGGAGCCGCACCCGTGCCATCGGCGCGCCGCAAGCGCAGCGAAGGCCGACCGCCGAAGGCATCAACCACGATCGTTTGATATGTCGCCGCATCCACGCCGATGAAACGCTGGATCGTGCCGGTCGGCGTCGAAGTAGGCGCGGCGGCGGCGTTTGCATTCAGCACATAAGGCGCGGCGAAAAACGTCTCGATCGTCGTGCCGAGCGCCGCGCACGACGACGGGTTAACCGCCGCGGCAAGGACGAAAGCACTGGTGAACGCGGTCGCAATAGCAGCCATGCGAAGCCCCTTAGATTACGATGTCGGCGGGAAGCGAATAGCTGCCGGCCTTCGTATATTGAAGCGGTATGTAACGGACCATCACCCAAACGTGCGTTCCTTTCGGGAACAGCGGCGTCAGAAGCGAAAAATCAGAAAGACGGGCATTGACCGGGGATGTTGGGAAACCCGATAGAGGATCGCCGGCAGTCGAATATATCGCGTCATAGATGTAGTTAGGGTCAGGCAACAGCGTGTTTTTCGCACCTGACCAATAGTTAGTCCACGCGTCTTCAGCCCAATCGATGCGGACCCGATACAGTCCCGTCGCCGAGTCATAAACGGTCGACAGAACCGGCAAGGGCGGTGTCGGCGTCGCCGGCGTTCCGCTTGGCTGGATGATCGGCAAGTCGTGGAGCGGGTCAGTCGGGCACATCGGGTCGTCGAAAATATCTTTCGCGACTTCGACTAGATCGACATTCCATTCCGCCAGATTTTCGCCGGGATAGACTTGAAGCAGCCGGAACGTCCCGTAAATCTGAAACGTCGCCGCCGATATTCCGATATAACGCTGACCGATTGCCATCATGCCGCGCGCATTTAGACGAAGCGTGATCCGGCGCCGCCGGTTGATCCGCATCAGATAGCGCCGGGCCATGCGCCACGCCTGAGAAGGCGACGGGCAGTATTCCAGTTGCATCGTATCGATGCGCCGGCCGACCTTGGCTATCGAATCCGCGTCCTGATAGACCGGCGCTTGAACCATGTCACAGTTCATGCGCGGGTCGGGGTATGTGATATTCAGGTAGTTAGTTTCCTCGGCCAGTGTCGGCCCGAAGTCCTCGCGCACGCCGCTGATATCGGAATCCGTGAAGATGACACGGGGGTCCTCCCACTTGCCGATCCACATCGTGAACATGCCGTTTTGATCGACGCCGTAGGAGCCATCGCATACGGCCATGATCTTCGCGAGCACGTCGCGCGGCTCAAGTTCTAGCGAGATATTCGCCGTCACACGCGCGAAGGGCTCATAACAAGTCCCGCCGCCACCGAATGAATACCGAACGCAAGGAACGAGCGCATCGCAATCGTTCGCGGCTTCGGAGATCGACGCCCAATTTATCCCGGTCAGCGGAAGCGCGCCCTGCTGAATAAGTCGGTTCACATAATCCGCCGCGATCAGCGCCGGGTTTTCAGACCACTTCCACGTTTGATTGTAAAGCGAGTAGTTCCCGGTCGTCGGGTCATTCTGAGACTGCGAACCGTCGCGCGGGTCATAGACCAGCGCGCCACGGTAAACGAAATTGTAGACGGGCCAGTTGTTCGGGTAAAGCGAGCGGCGATCAATGCCCCACGTATTAAAACTTGATTGCGAGGTAAATGCCCATGCGTAAACTACCGTAACGCCTTTTCCAAGGTGGGTATTATCCCATATCGCGGGGATGCTCGTATCGACAACGGATTGCCCGTTTACGTTCCCAGAAGTGAGGAACGTAGTCATCAGATACGACTGACGGCCCGTTAATGTCGCTGAAAGAACTTCAACAAAGACGACACTTGCTCCATATCCCCCGCTTAATTTTTTAGTTCCTGACGGCGCTTGAAACACAGTCGTCGGGTCGGGGGCGGCGGGGGAATTTGACACAGCCTGAATCCACCCAACATATTCGTCGTCACAGATGATTGAATCTATTCCTCCGATCGGCCCATCACAAAGATATAGGCCATAAACGACCTGACCCTTAGAGGCCCCCGCTTCCTTACAGAAGAAAATTCCTCCCGAGCGCACGCGGCCATAAGAGATCACGCGCGGCACGACCGGCAGATCGACGGCGACCTTCATTGGCGGCGGCGCCGCCGCAATCGAGATCGGTTGCGGCGCGGCACCTTTTTTGCGGTTTGCAAGATAGCCGAGGCCAATCGAGCCCGCAGCGAAAATCGGCGCGGCCCATTGGAAGCCGGGCACGAACGACGCGATGGAGCCGAAGACGCCGAGGATCGGCGAGAGAACCTTAGACATGCCACGCCTTCAATATTGTAGGCCGGCTTTCGATCACCACGCGCGAAAAGCTACGCGTTACGAACCAGCAATCGGCCGTCAGCACGCCGAGCAGAGCGCCGCCGCGCTCTTGCGCGGCGAGCGCAACGGCAAACGGTTCCGGCGCGCAGGGCGTCAGCCCCAACCGAGCACACCAATGACTGACGCCGGCCTCAACCCCGAGGCGTCGCCAATCGAGCATGATGGCCCGCAGGCAGGGCGTTCCCTCAACTCCTTGTGCTTCTAGCCACTCGGCCACAAAGCCCGCGCACGGGCCGCGCCGGCCCGTTCTGCGGGCGAAGGGAATGGGGTCGGGCCTCAATAGGTTATGACCGTATGCTTGTAGCCAACGCGCTCAAAGATATTGTCGCCGGGGTATTTCATTTGTTGATCCGTGTGCGACACCAGATTAAGCGGCGGGATATGCTTCGACCCAAAAAGCGGTTCGGCCGGCAAGGTGAATGTCACCGAGCCGTTCGTGCTATCGAAGGCAAGGCTTCCACTTCCAAGCTGGTAGCGCGCCACGACATAGGGCAGATCGATCGGAACCGAACTAACCGAATCGAAAAACATCAAGTAAACGACCGCCTGCCGGCCGAGCGTCTCATTCACTGAGTCCGACACGGCGCGCGAAAGCGTCGAATAGATATGACCGACGCTCTTGTCGGCGGTCTGCGGCGCAAGCACTTTCGAGAGCGTCAGTTGCAAGGGCGACGTTGCCGCCTCTGCGCCGCATTGAATGCCGCTGATCTGCCCCAACATGCCGAGCCCGGTCCACTTTTGGCCGGTGTTGTCAATAAAACTGTCACCCTGGCACAGGAAAAGCGTCTCACTCACAAGCTGGAGTTGAACGCCATAGATGGCGCGCACGATATTGCCAGCGAGGATCGATTGAACCGTCGCGCTGAAAAGAACGTCAGGCGCGGCCATTACCAGCGAGCCTCTACAAATTCGAACGAAGCCGAACCAAGCGCACCGAACTGCACGCTAGGATTGAACGCGGCCGAGCCTGGATCGAGGTATGCAAGCATACGGGGGTCGTCGATCTCAAGCACATCGCCGCTTGAATAGGCTGCGCGTGTCGGGGGCCAGATAGTCCACGTCGTGCCGCTGATGTCCTTCAACAGATGCAGCCGCCCGCCCAATTCAAAGAAGTCGCCAACGGCCACGGGGGCGGTGGCCGAATTGTTTACCGAGATAGTCGTCGCGCCGAGGGCGACGTTCGCGGCAAGCTTGCAATCGCTGGTCGATGATGCGAAGCCGAAGCCGCTCGTGAAGCCGAACCCCGAAGTGAAATTGTTCGTGATTGGCCGGGTAACTTGAGCACGTTGAAAGGGCGCGTAGAGCGACGGGAACGTGCTCACGTAAATCGGCTCAAGGCTTCCGGCGAGCGCCGCGATCATCTGACGGTAAAGCCCGTAGTTGCGCCCGGTGAACGCGACATCGCTGTAAATGATGCGCCAGCCGCCCGCCGAAGACAGAACTGTCTGCGGGCGGCCGTAAAGCACGGGCGCGCCGGTGATGGCCGCGCGCTCGACCTTCACGCTCACTTCGTTCGGGATCAGCGTCGATGGCCAAACGCGAACGGTCGGGTCGCGGAAAGCCGTCATGCCGTCCTCCGCTGATAGTCCTGCATCATGGTCGGCACTTGCGCCATAGCCTGCGCAACCCGCTTGCCGACGATCAATTCGACATGCCCCGCGGTCACACGCGGCTCCACATCGACGCCGGCGTAGTTATGGACCGAGACGCTGGTCCCGCCGCCGTTGCCGTTCATCTGCACCGGAATCGCGCCGCCTTTGAGCGGGACAAATGCCTCGGGGCCCGAGCCCTCGCCGAAGAGGGCTAACTGCGGCGTGTGCGCGACGCCACCACCGGCGTAAGCGCGCATCGGTATCGGCCCGGACGGGCCCATGACGCCGCCCTCGGCGAATGTCGGGACGGCGAGCGAGCCCGCGCCGCCAACTGTCGGAGTCGGCCCGCTGTTGAAAAAGCTCCCGATCGCGTTTCCGAGGCTTTGCAGCAAGCCCCCCGAGCCCGTTCCGCCGCCGCCGAGGCCACCGGGGCTCGCTGTGGCGCCCGAGACGTTCACAGTCGTCGCGTTGACGTTCATTTGCTGCGCGTTTGCAGCCTTGCCGCTGCCGAAGCCGAACATATCGGCAATGCCGTCAAACAGCGATTTTCCGAGGCTGTCGGCCTTGCCGAAAAGCTTTCCGCCCATCGTGTCCGAGCCAGGGGTGCCCTGATCGCCGAAGGCTTTCGTCGTCAAGTAGTTTGCGACGTTGCTAAATCCGGTGCTCTCGACGTTACCGAGAATGCCTTTGAGAACATCCTTCGGCTTATTGCCCTGCACGAGCCCCGTCGCGAGATCAGCGAGCGAGCTACTCGTGACGCCGCGGACCTGATCGAGCCCTTTATTATAGTCGGCCTGCGCCTTCGCCGCGTCTTTCTGCGAGACCGCGAGTTGCGCATATTTGCCCGCGAGGTCTTCGACTTCTTTCTTTTGATCTTCAGTAAGCTTTACGCCTTGCTTCTGGAAACCGTTCAGGATTTCCTGGTTCTTCGCAGATTGAGCCACTTCCAAATCAGACTTACCGAATGCGGCAACCTGCGCATCTAACGCCTTAGTCTGAAGATCGATATCCTTGTTCATCTCTTTGATCTTCGAGTCGTAAAACTCGGCGTTCAAAGCGTCTAAACGATCCTTCTTTCCCTTTTCCGCGTCCGATCTGATCTTGTCAGCCGTCGCAGCGGCGGAATCGCTGCGGGCTACATCGATGATCTTGCCGGTCGGCAGATCGGCGCCGGGGCGCTTGAAGCCCTCCCACGCGCCGATACCTTGCGTCTTGGCGATCCAGGCCGCCATGGCTTGCTGGTTCTCCGGCGAAAACATCTCGTTTCCGCCGAGTCCGAGCGCCTTCATGGCGTCGCGCTGCGTCGAATTGACGATCTGAAACGCGCCCTTGGCCGAGGAATTCATGCCCTGCGCTTTGCGAACCTTGTCGCCCCACGCAAGGGATTCGTCCATCGTCATCGACGTAAGCGGTTTCGGCGACTTCATATAGCCGAGCGACGTGTTGTAGGGGTCTCCGAATTTACCCGTGCCTTCGGCCTTGATGATCTTTGAGAACAGATCATCGTTGGGATTAAACGATCCCCCTGCAAAAGCCGGGAGGGTGTTCTTTCCTGCGTTGTCGTTCATGTGCGCCGCGGCGCGGATGCCGACACCGGCGACAACAGCGGCGAGATCATTGAACGCAGTCGCGACCGTAGTGGCCGCCGTTGCTGCAACGTCGAAGGACGCTTTAAGGGGCTCGGCTTCGGGCGGAACGATCTTTTTCGTAAGATCGTTATACTCGTTCATGATCTGCGCTTTCGCGCGATCATAGGGATTCATCCCCGCCATTTCGAGTTGCCGGGAGCCGGTGAGCGCGTAATCACGAGCCTGCCGGGCCGAGTCGGCAAGGAGCTTCGCCCGCTCTCCCTCGGCCGTCGCTGACGCCTCTAGCGCGTGCGCGCCGTCGCGGAGCGTGTCGATCCTCTCCTTCTCGGCGATGATCGCCGCCTTCTCCGCGAAGGACTGCGCCATGATCGACTCGGCGGCGAGCCGGGCGTCGTCCGCGATCTTGTTGACCGGCTCCATACGAGCCGCGAGTTCGTCGGCGGCCTTCTGCGCTGCGGCGGCCTGCGCCTTCTGTTGCGCTGCCGCGTCACCGCCGTTCAGGTAGTCCGTCGTATGGTAGCCTTGGCCGGAAAGTAGATTAAAACCACGATCGGCGCCGCGCATAATGCCCGCGCCGAAATTGGTCAATCCATTCGACATCGAGACGCCGATGTCGTGCAGCCAATTCCCGAAGTTTGTGGACGGGTCTTTCAGACCCTCCATCGACGTGCGGACCATGTCCAACAATTTCGCGGTCGCGGCCGAGCGGTCGCCGAGGCCCGCAATCGCTTCGATCTCCTTGACCTGGGAACGGGTCAGAAGGTCGAAGTTGTCAGCGAGGGTCTTGGCGCCGCTAGCCGGGTCTGCAAGGGCGCTGGCGAGCGTCTTGGTCGCGTCGGTCTCGCTCATCCCCATGCGATTACCGAAGGAGCGGCCGAGGCCGATAGCTCCCTCGATAGACGATCCCGATACGCCCGAACGAAGATACTGCCCGGCGGCTTCCCGCGCCGCGCTGATCGAGATATCTCCTGCGCCGGCTGCGCGGGTCGAGGCGTCGAGCGTTTGCTGAAGCGTCAATCCCGACGTGCGGCCGATACCGTTAAGCGCAGACTGAAGATCACGCACGGCGGCGGCCTGGGCGTAGATCGAATAGCCCATCGTCGCGAAGGCCGCAGTCACGCCGACGGCTGCGGTGGCGGCCGGAGTGATGAGCCCTAGAAGGCTTTCACCGAGGGCCTTTACGCCATCTTTGAAGCCGCCCTGATGCGCGTTCAGGATGTCATACATCTGCGCGCCCTGTTGGACGAAGACCGTCATGGCTTGCTGGCCGCTATAAAGCGACACGCCCACGTCTTCGATCTGGCGCGTAAAGTTTACGATCTCGTAGGGGAACAGCCCCTTCTTCATTCTCGCCGTAGCCTCGGCGAAGTCATCCGTGGCTTTGCCCGCTGCTCCCGTCGCCTGCGCGTAGGACGACATGCGGCCGACCATCGATTGATCGAAGGTCGCCTGATCGCCTGCCGCGGTCATCTTCTTCATCATGTCGCCGACGGGGGTCTCGGACCCAATCGTCAGTTTCGGCGCGGACGACATGCGGCCGGGGATCGAGTTTTCCCACGCGGCTTGCGATCCCGCAGCGGTCATCTTCACCGCTAGGTCGTCAAGGGGCTTCGCAGCCGCAGCGGCGTCCATCGCCATCTGCCTCGCTGCGGCCGACCACTCACCCAACCGGCCGATCATGGACCGGCTCTGATCGTTGAAGGCGCTCATCGCCGCCGTCATATCCGCGACGGGCTTCGTGTAATCCAGCATCACCGGCTGCGAGGCCGACATGCGCTCGGCAACCGAACGGGCCGGGTCGTTCAACCGACCAGACTCGTTCATCTTCGCCATGAGATCGCCGACGGGCTTGATAGCCGCGAGTGCCGCGGCTTCCATGTCCTGCATCGCCTTATTGGCGGCGGCAATCTTCCCGGCAAAGGATTCGGCGTATTCCGCCGCGGCGCGCTGCTTCTCTTGATAGTTGTTCAGAACAGCAACGACATCGCCGGACGAACGCTTGTATTCCAGAAGGATCGCGTTCGTGTCCGCGACGGCCTTGTTATACTTCTCCTGTTGCTGCGTGACTGCGTTCTGGATCAGGATCGTGCGATCATCCTGCCCGTAGCCTAGCGCGTTGGCGCGCTCTACGAGACCGCGCGTGGAATCCGAGCCTAGAACCTTCTCAAAACTCTGGATGACGCGGACGTTCTGATCCCAAGACCGGACAGCCTGATTAAGCTGCCGATCGAGCGACTCTACCGCCTTTTGCGACCGCTCGAAAGATACAACCGTCGCATCGCCGGCCGCGGAAGCCGCACTCTCGATCTTCGCTGCGGACGCGGCGGCTTTATCCGCTGCGCCCGCAAGATGGTCAAGATTCGTCGCCGCCTGTTCGACGCCGCCGGTCGTAACCGCTATGTGGATTTCAGATTGAACGCTTTCGTCAGCCATTAGCTTGATCCGGCGTTCTGACGTGTGCGAAGAACTGACAACAGAGATGTCAGACCCTCAACGTCGTCCACTTCGATTTCCTTGATCCCGTCGGGATGCTCCGATCGCTCGGAAAGACGGGCAAGGATGGCGTTGTCGATGAGACGAAGAAGCCGAACCTCCCAAGGGTTTGGCTTCCTTGCCGTTAGGGCCGCCCACGCCGCGATCTCCTGGTAAGAGATCGCATTCGGCGCGGAAAAGCCCATTGTTCGCGTATAGGAAAGTTCACAATACCAACCCCACACATGCGCGAGCACCGGGGGCAGGATGCTTCGAACTTTCCTCGGATCGCTCCGGAAGTATGCCTCGGTCGCGTAATCGATTAAGCGGATGCCGAGGCTTTCAAGAAATTTGCCCTGTCCTCGACGAAGGCTTTCACCTGTTCGCGAAGCCACGGAAGCCGCTCATAAAGCGCCCGCGCGTTGGCGGGGGAGTATGGAAGCGGCGCGCCCGCTTTTTCAATGCCCTGCCAATCAAGAGTGACAGCCACGAGAAGATCGATATTCTCGCGCATCAAATCTTCTGCGGTCTGTTGCTGTGAGCGCGCGTTTAGGCTGGTCTGAAGGCGCTTGTTCACCTGAGTCGTAAACGCGGCCTGATACCTTTCGCCATCGACACCAGCAACGGTAAGAGTTACCGCCGTTCCGTCGGCCAGAGTGAGCGGAACGCCTGTAATCGGATGCTTGACGGGCAGAACAACGCCGGCGTTGCCGCTCGTATCGAAATCTTCGATATCCATTTGACCCTCTTTGCTTGACCCCGCGGAAGGAAGCTCCCCGACTTTCGCCGGGGAGCGGTTTTATTAGGTCGGAGCGGAAGTCGTGACCTTGGTGTTGATCGCAAGCTGGAAAAGGCGCTTGGCGATGTCCGAGGCGGTGCCGACGGTAAGGCGCTGCGAGACCACGAAGGCGCAGAGATAATCGATCTGCGCGGTGCCGCCGGTGGTAAGCTGGTTCGGCAGGGTGATCTTGATCGGATACATGAACTGCGTCGCCTGGGCGGCGATGAGCGCAACCTGACCCGCATCGTCGTAGCGATCGAGAACAGTCAGCGCGAGGGTGCCGGCGTCGCGCGGTCCCTTCGCCTTGAAGACGCGGTTTTCCTGAAGCGTCGTCGCCGTCAGGATTTGAGACTGATCGCCGTAGTCAGCGAGCGAGAAGACGCTGCCAATGACGGTCCAGGTGAGAGCCAGATACGCCGCAGCGTTGGCCGGCTCTACCGTAACAGAAGGCGCAATCGAGATCGATGCGCCTGCGGCGGCATACGGGGTAGACATAGTCGAGTTCCCTTTTTAGGAGTAATACTCGTAGCGATAAGGCACGATCACAGAGGCTATAAAATAGCTTCCATCATCGATGCCTTCACGGATCGTCGGCGCGTAACAAGACACACCGCCGAAGTTCTGTCGGTTGAAAATGGCCGCGATCGACTCGCACCATGTTTCGCTTTTATCGACGCCCGACATGATTTCCGTCGCAACGACAATTCGGAACGACCCCGTTTCCCGATTGTAGTTAGACAGAGCCGCCATCACATTTTGCGAGACGGGAAATTCAATACGAACCCAAGGAGAGCCATCCGTTGGGGTCTGTTCGTCAATGTTCAGCACCAAAATAGGCGCGAGCGTGAAGTTCGCCGCGAGACGCGCAGCGACCGCGGTCCTTACAGCCTGCTTCGCCATCGCTTACCTCGGGAGAACGTAAATCGCCGGATTGCGCGAATCGTGCTCGGCCTTGTTGGCTGCACGAAGTGCCGCGCTCGCCTTCTTGCCGCCCGATCTTCCGCCGAGCGGAACATAAGGCCCCATCAAGGACCGATAGGTGAAACCAACCTTCGCGATGTTACCGAAACGACGTTGCGCCATGTCGGCGACAACGTCGTAGACACCGTCGGGGGCTTGCGAGGATTCGCCGCGCTCAATCTTGCGCGCGTAGGGCACAAGGTTGATGAAGAAGTATTCATTCGCCGCGGGGATGTCTTCCGTCTCTGGAATAACCTCGACGCCATCGGCGAGCATGATGTGGTTCTGTGCGTAGTGAATCGGCGGATCGCCCCACGGAGAATGGAGCACAAGCTGCTCGCCTATCCACGCGAGAAGAGGCTTGATAAGATCGAACTGAAACGCGATCAAACCGTGATCGGGGTTGACACTATCGAGAGGCGCATTTTCGCGCCCGTCTACGAACTGACGATACGGACTATCTCGCCCGGTCGCATCCTTGTTAGCCGCAAGCGCGTTATTGAGAATCCTTGTGGCCTGCGCCGCCGCGATTTGTTGTCTCTTTTCGACCGACAGAGCGTTCGATAGGACGACGCCAAACTCGCGGCGGAAATTAAGGATTCGCGCCATTAGGCCGAACGGCCGAGAATGCCGATCTGATAGGTGTTCGACGCGCCGGCCGAATTAACGATCGACAGGATATCTGCGGTGCCGGCCGTGACCGTGCCGAGGCCGGCGGCGGCCGGGGAGCACAGGAACAGACACGCGCCGGGCTGAAGCGGGCCAATCGTCGGCGTAGTGCCGCCGAGGAAGCCGACAAACGGGTTGGCGCCGCCGCCGAGCGTAAGCGTGGTCGTGTTCGCCGCGCCGCCCGTGCTGTTGATGTTCTCGATAAACAGCGCGACAAGATGGATGGTCGAGATGGTGACGCCGAGGGCGTCGGTCAACGCGCCGTTAAGATCGATCGAGTCCGTGGCGCCCGTGGTAACGGTGCGGTTCGCCATGTAGCAAAGATCACACTGACCAGCGCCCGAGCCGCTTGCAAACGCCTGAGCGTATGAGACTGCGCCGGTCCAGAATGGACCCGCAGCAAATGCGTTCGTGCCTTGCTGCGTTGCCGTCATAGAGAAGTTGACGACCGCGTTCGTATTAGATGCCATGATAGCCTCTTTTCAGCGTATCGAGAGTTCGATCCGAACTAACTCGCCGTCTACATAGGGTGCGGCCCATCCAAAAAGGACCGTGCGTGTGCGACCCGCTATAATTACGCGGTCGCCCTTGCGTGGGATCGGAGATGCGCCTACCGAGGGCCAATCGGCATCGGTAACTTCAGTCGTCGACATGGTCATCTTCGAGTCGCCCATTTGAAGGCCGATACCCGAAAACATATCCTGCGGCGTGTAGTCGATTATGTGCGCCTGAACGGAGACGCTCGCCAGGACTGCCATCGAAGGCGGCGATAGCCTCTCAAGGAGAACCGTCTGCCCGTAACGGGCAAGCGAGGCGTCTAGCGCCCGGCGAGCTTGTTCGGGCGACATCTCAAACGCGATACTTGTCGAAGATCGCGATAGCGGCGGATGTCACATCAGGGGTCGGTTCCGGCTGATCCTTCACCGGCGTATAGCCCTGCGGGAAGCGATCCACCCACAGGCCGACGGTCTGCGCCACGGCGGCGGCGAGATCGACGGGAAGGGGCGTAGCGTCGGGGTGCGTTTCCCCGTCGTGATCCGGAAGAAGATACCCCGCCCACGCGATAACGGTCAGCGCCCGCGGGGGCCAGAAATCTACGGGGCTCTTGTCGGCTCCAAGCCGCGTAATGATCCCCTTGGCGAGATCGATACCGTAGTCGACCGTGGCGGCAAGCAGCGCGTCCACGCCGAAACGGTTCTCTTCGCGAACTGCGGAGACCGAGACAAGCGGGAACTGCGGAAGCTGGAGGGAATCCGCCCGTCCGTTGACCAGAAACCCCTCGCGGAACGCCGTCGAAAGATTGGCCTTGAACTGATACCGCGCGAGGGCGAACCGGCGGGAAGTGTATTCCTCGACAAAGCGGCTCACGCGCTCGATCGCCGCTGCGACAACAGCCGGGTCGGCATCATGGCGTCCGACCGCGTCGGCCGTCACCAGATTTTCCGACGGAGCGGCGGTCAGGACATGCGTTTCGAAAATTTCGGAGGGCGACATTTTCGGGGCCTTTCTCACGCCACGATCGGCGCACGGAAGTTATCGAGGATATCGGACACGTCAGGGCTGAGGTTGCCCGCGTCCGTCGGACGCGACCCTTGCGTGATGTAGTTGGTCGAGCCAATCCCTTCGACAGTCTCGGACTTGACGTAGGGATCACGACGGCTCTCGAAATACCGTGTCGCGACCATGCGCCCGATCGCATCTTCAAGATGCGCCGGGATCAGTGGAGCCGCCGCGGGGATTCCGTTCTGCCCTGCCGCCTGATCGGGAAACACATAGCCCGACCACAGAACGATCATTACCGTCGTAGTCGAATACCAATCGCGGGGGATTTGATTGGCGTCGAGCCGATAATAGCTCCCCGTTGAGATATCGACTTCGAAATCCGTTCCCTCTACCAGCGTCGTCACGACACCGTTGATGTCCGTCTCCGTGACGCTCACCGTCGATGTGATTGGCCAGTAAGGAATCATGATCGGGTCTACGCGACCGAGCGAGAGATGCCCGTCACGATAACCACGCTCCAGGCGCGCCGTGACACTGTATTTGGCGATCCCAAAATCCCGATTGCAGTAATCCGCCGCTGCACGCGAACAGCGAATTATGGCTCTCTCGATAAACGCTCGATTATCTCCGTCGATGCCCCAATCCTGCATAACAGTATCGGAAAGAGTCATCTTCTGCGACGCGGGTGGCGTAATAACCGCCGTCTGCATGTAGGAGACCCGCGGCATATCAGTAGAGCCGGGTCACGATGTTGAGGACCGCCTGCGCGATCTGATTGACCGGGGAACCCGAAGTTCCCGAGCGAATCTTGATGATGTTCACGCCGTCGAAGATGACGGGGTCGAGAACGACATACTGGCTCACCGCGACCGTGTAGCCCGCCGAGGATGAATATCCGATCGTCGGGCGCGGATCGAGAAGCTCCAGAAAATTCGTTCCGTCAACGGACACCTGAAACGTGATGACCGCCGCGGTCCACACGCCCGGCATGACGATCCCGCGAGCGCGTTCGGCGCCAAGATTGATCGCCCCCGATAGGCTCTGGCCGGCGGCAATCGTGCCAGGGACTAGGTTCAATCCGATTGTAGCGGCCATCTCACTTCTCCGTCAGGACGCCGAGGGCGGCTTTAGGCCGCCCCCGAGAAGGCCGTTACTTGCGGTTCGCCCACGCGTCCACGCGATCGATCGTCAGGGTCGCGAGACCCGTGCCCGAAGGCTTGTAGACCGAGGCGTAAAGCTGCATGAGCGAGTTGGCCGAACTGGCGCTCCATGTGATGGAGCCCTTCGTGTTGACGCGATTACCGTCGTAGTAGAAGGCAACGTCGGTCAGGTCGGACAGATCGATCCGGTAAAGATGCGGGTTCGTGTCCACGGTGATCGCGACACCCGTCGAGATCGGGGCCGCCGCCACCGAATAGGTGTTCGTGCCATCCTTCGAACGGCAAAGCAGCCCGTTATTCGCCGTGAAGCCGAACTGAAGGTAACGAGCGTTATTGTCGGGGCCGTCGATCCACGCCTGCGCGACGCCGAAGACAGCCTGCACGCTCGCGGCGCTCGGCGCGACGGAGAGCGTGTTCGTCCACTCGATCTGGAAGCGTTTCGTCATATCGAACGACAAATTATCGTTCCAATAAAGCGTCGCCTCTTCCTTCTCGGAGTTGGCGAGAAGCGTGAGAGCGGCTTGCCCGCCAACAGCGTTCGCCACGAGGGCGGCCGTGGGCGGCGCTGCGCCGACGATCTTCTTGACCCAGGGATAGCCCGCGATGGGCGAGCCCGCAGCGGGGAATCCGGCCGTGTGGCCGCCGCCGATGAATTCCTCGTTGAAACCGAGGGGAGCCATCGAAGCGACGGTCTCCATACCGATGTCTTCGTAGAAGATTTGGGAACCGGCATCCCAACGCGAGCGAGTCGTCATATTAAAGTCCTTTCTGGACCGAGCTTTTGGCCCGCCTTACGGCGATCCAGGGGAGGATAAAAGGGGGCGCGAACGCCCCGTTTAATCAGTTGGCCAGGATGTTGACCGCGCCCGTGCCGATCGCTTTGATCTTGTTGAGCGTGATGATCTCGGCGAAGGTGATGTTCGCAGCGTTCGAAGCGCCGGTCTGGATCGCAATGGTCGTGAAACCATTGGTCACGTCGAGAGCCGCTTCGGGCAGGATTTCGAAAACCACCAACTTGTTCTTCACGGCCGCATCGGTCGTGTAGCTGGCCGCCGCGGCGCGCGCGGTCAGAAGCGAGGTCAGCGACACGTCGAGATTCGACCAGATCGGCACGGCGTTGACCGCCTTCGATCCGGTGCCCGACACGTCCTGCGCCTGAAGGGGCGTCAGAGCGACAGTCGCCGCGTTGCCCTGGGTGATATGGACAACGATGAACGCCTTGATGGCGTTCTTGAGGGTGACGTAGCCGCTGGTGCGACCGGCGGCATCCGCAGCCGGTGCAAGCAGCGTAAAGGGCGGCAGTTCCGCCACAAGAGAGAATTGACGACCCGACATCGGGCGATCCTTTCGTAGATGAAGAGAGGAAGGGAAGGTCGGGCGCTAGGCCCGACCAACTCTATCAGCGAGACGCAAGCGCGATGAAGGGCGAGTTCTGCGTGCCGCCCTTGAAGCGGGTCAGCGGCGCCGTCCACATCGGCTGACCGTCGACGCGGTAAGTGATGCGGAACACCATCTGATCGGTCAGGAACGCGACGTGCATGGAGGTCGCCGCATTGACGCCGCCCTTGTCGGCCAGCGTGTATTGCGACAGATCGACCAGCGCGATGTCGCCGGACGTGCCGAGCGCCGCGTTGTATTCCGTCGGGATCACCGGGCGGCCATACAGCGTGCCGAACGGGGCCTCGGAGAGACCGCCGGGCGGCATGTAGAGCGGCTGACCGCCCGTGCCGACCGCCTGATTGAGCGAGAACAACTGCGGCTCGACATCCTGGTTGATGAGCCACACCGCATTCTTGCGCGAGCGGTTCCAGCAACGCGACCACATTTTGTCAAGGTTCTCCTTGACGATGGTGCCCGACTTCTGGCCGTTCTCGGCGCCCACAGTGATGAGCGCGTTCGACTTCATGATGCCGGTCGGCTGGCCAACGCCCGTGCCTTCCCAGATAGCATCCTCGGTCATGAACATAATTTCTTCCGAGAACGCCTGCGAAGCGATCGAGGTCAACGCAGTCGAGTCCTGAAGCAGTTCGTCGGACATATACATGGCCGACATCAGCTTCTTCAGGCTGAATTCGATGATGCGGAACTTCGGCTTCGTGGTCGTGACCGACGTGCCTTCATCGACCCAATAGGACTGCACACCGCCCCAACGCGATCCGGTCGCGCGCGACGTTTCATCGACGCCAGGGATTTTGATGCCGTTGAACTGCGGCCCGATCGGGAGCTTGTTCACGCGCGAGAGAAGATCGCCGAGTTCGTGGGCGATCATCCACACGGCATTCCCGAAGTCGGTCTGCACCAGGAAGCCGCCGCCGGTGGGGTCCACTTCGCCAGCGCCGGTGGGGGCGCGAACGAGACGGGGATCGACGGTCATGCCGCGCGAAGACGCCGCGGTGAAGACCGCCTGAAGCTGCTCGCCGAAGCTACGGAAGTGCTTCGACGGATCGACGCGGATGCCGTTCTCGGCACGGGCGACCGCCGCGTTGCGCTCGAACTTGTCGAGGAACGAACGGCCCTTCGTGCTGTAGGCTTCCGCCAGCGAGGACGGACCACGCGACAGAGCGCGGGTCTCGGCAAGACGGGCGACAGCCGGATCAACGGTGTCAACCGTGGCACCGTCGCCTTCACCGATGCGAACAGCGGTGGCGGCGTTCAGGGCCTCGGCCTTCTCCAGGCGAGCCAGAGTAGCCTTGTCAGACTCGATCTCATCAACACGACGCTGGAATTCGGCCGCGTCTTCAACGTGGGCCGAGAGTTCGCCGGTCTTCTGCTTGATCGCCTGGCGAAGGGTTGCAATTTTGTCCATCATTCTACCTTTCTGGACATTAAAAGACCGCCTCGCGGCGGCCGGTTTGCCCCTCGCCAGGAATGGGGAGGGATTTCTCTCGACCGTCGGTCAGTCGGAAGCTTGAAGCTGTGCGAGTTTCGCGATGCGCTCGCGCTTGGCGCGGGCCTCGGCCTCGGCGGCGAACGTCACCATGTTTGGGTCGGCGCTCATGGAGCCGGCGTCACCGCCCCCACCACCACCGCCTTCATCATCGCGCTTCATCACGCAGCGAAGATGCTCGGCCGCGCGAGAGCAATGGTCGAGCGCCTGACCGAGAACCGACATATTCTCGGCGCTGATCTCGCGACCGGCGCGGACCTTCCCGGTCGACCGGGTCGTGGTGATCGTCACGTCCCTACCATCCGCCGCGTCGCGAAGGGCGTCATGGATCAGCCCGCGGGTCTCGCTATCCGCCGACCAATAATAGGAAGCGCCGGCGTCAAAATCCTCGCCCGAGGCGAGAAGTTCGCCGACTTCCTCTTTGGTCATGGCGATGAGCGCCTCGCCAAGGGACTTGAGCACGCCCTGGAGCATGGCAGGGACGCCGCTGTCGTCACCCTCGGTCTCGGACTCATCTTCGGCGTTGTCGGCGAGGATGCCGAGCGTCTTGAGCGTCATGGCAAGCTGCGCGACCGAATAGAGACCGCGCTTGGTGATCGTAAACGCCGGCTTCTCGTCTTCAAACGTGCCGCGCGAGGATTTCGCCGCGTAGTGGTCGATCACTGACCGAACTTCACTGACGGAGGACAGCGGCATGTCGATCCCAAGAGCCTCACGGAGCGCCGTCGCGTTCGCCACAAGCCGGCCATTGACGACCGAGGCGATTGGGAAGCGATATGCGGTCTCGTCCTTCGGATTGGCCGGGTCGTGGATCAAGAACGCCTTGCGCGCCTTCGCATGATCCGGCTTTTCACCATCAAAACCGCAGGCGGCGAAAATCGCGCACGCGGCGTCGCCGGCATTCCACTCGGAGACCTCATCAAGAGGCAAATTGCGGGAGGCCCCGCACTTCCATTCCGGCTCGCGGGCCATTTCCTTCTCCATGATCTTCGCAGCCCATTCATGAACGGGCGAGATGTCGATTCCGGCGTCTCGCGCCTGAACAAGCGCGCTCGCGAGCGATCCAACGGGCACGATCGACGCTTCAAGAAGCGTCTGTTTCGTAAAATCGAACTTGCCGGGGCCACGATCGGACGGTTTGCCGTCCGTCGGCACGAATCCGACGCTGCACATCCGCAAATAGCCGGCGTCGATCATGTCGAGCACCATTCCGGCCGTCGGATTCATCTCCCGTGGCATGAAAACCGCGTCGCCAAGAAGGCTGTCGCCCTCTACGTGCAGATTTTCCCACTGGCCGAGGACGTGATTTACCGTTTCGGAGTCGTGCGCCCACAAAACCGGCAAATTATCGGCCGCACGGGTCAAATCCCATCCGCTCGTCTTCAGCGTGTGCCCGTCAAGGGCCACACTGGAGTCGGAAAGCTTGAAACGGCGCGTGCGCTCGTCAACTTTCAGCGGCGTGACATTCGCCGTGAGACGAACGGCCGGTTTATTGAAGGCGTCGGTCACTTATTCGCTCCCGGTTGGTCGGGGTTGCCACCGTTTTTAGGCGGCTTGCCGGCGCCGTCGGGCGCGTTGCCGGAATGATCTGACCCGTAAGGTGTCGAGTTCGACGGGAAAATCAGCTTATCGGCCCCGTCGTCATCCGAAGGATCGAGGCCGATGCCTGCGCGCCCTTCGTTCGGTGTTTCAAGTGAGCCGAGCACCGCGAGACGGTGCATGTTGATGCGCTGCGCGAGGTCCGCTTCAAGAAGCTGACTCATATCGAAGCGAACTTTAAGGTCTTCGCGCCACAGACCGAACATTTTATCGAACGCCGCGGACCAGATCGTCGTATATTCCGACAACGTATAGTTCACATACGCCTGCGCGAGCATACCGGGATCGGTGCGACCCGAAGATGGCACTTCCGTTATCATGGCGATCGGGATGCGGAACATCCGCGCGATCTCTTCGATCTGAAAACGCCGCGAAGTTATGAATTCAAGATCGGCCGAGGTCATCGAAAGCGGTTGCCATTTCAAACCGCCCTCAAGGATCGCCGTTTTGCCGCTGTTCAGTAGCCCTTCCTGGGCCTGCTTCCACGATGTCTTCGACCGCTCATACACGTCCGGCGTCAGTTTGCCGTCCGTAATAAGGATGCCGGACGGTTTCGCCGCGTTGCCCATCCACCGCGCGGCTTGCTGTTCCTGCGCGACGGCGAGGCCAACTGCCTCTCGTGCAATCGCGATAGGCGAAAACCCTAGAAGACCGTTCGTGGACATGCCCTTCATGTGGAGCATGTCACGCGCCGGGATCAGAAGCGGCTCGTTGGCGAGGATCGCAAGCTCGTGAAGCCCCGAACGCGACACCATATAGAAGAGAGCGCCGTCCTGGCCCTGATAGAGAGACACTCGATCGGGATTGATCGGCACGAAAAACAGCGGATCGCCGCCGTAGTTGCGAACGATCACCGCATAGGCGTTTCCGCGAAGCGCGAGACCGATCTGCATCATCGCCGCGAAGTCGGGCCACGTCATCCAATCGTTCGGCTCGTGAAAGAGCGTATAGAGCGGATGCGTCTTGGCGACTTGCTTCTTACCGTTCGCGGCCTGCTTGTAAATTTCCGGCGTCGCTTTCGCGAAGTCGTAGGCGATCATGCGGACGCAGGCGAGAACCGCCGTGACCTGGAGCGCCGTATATTGGCTTACCTGGACGCCAGTCGCGGACGGGACACTCCCGTAGCCGTCGAACCACGTCGTATCGTTGAACGCGTCGCGCTTCTTCGCGCCGAACACGTTGCGGAGAGATTGGAGTAAATTCATGATCTCTCCGTTACCAAACGCTGATTTCTGGCATCCGCGCTGGTTCTGGATTATTAGCCATCAGCGTAATGGCGTTGAACATCGCCATCAGCGGGTCGATTTTTGCCGTCCCGCTCACCGCTTTGGTGATGAGCATGGCGTTTCCCTTCATCTCCATACGAGCGTTGGAAACAGCCCATGCGAGGATTTCCTGCGCGGCCGGGATAAGCGTTCCATCGGCCAATTTGCGCTCGGCAGTCTTGATCGCGCCTTGAAGCTTATAGCCCTGCGAGACCGCGACAACGACATCATCCTTACCGTCTAGGCTTACGACCCCGGCGTCCACAATCGCGTCTACAATCGCGCCGACGCCGACGGGATCGAGACCGACTTGCGAGAGCAGCCCGGCTTCGTAAACCTTGCGGATAATGCTGACCATCTCTTCGATGTCGTCGCCCATCATCTCGAAAATGGACAACTCACCGGCGGCTGCAAAATCCTTCAACCTCGGCGCTTCAGACTGACGCCGCTGAAGGACGCCGCTCTTGCCGACAGGGTCGGTGAAGGCCCATGAGTGCCCCCATCCGAACCAGCGACGAAAACGGACATCCGTCGTCGCCTTCTCGCGCCCGATCACATAGAGACTAAGAAGATCGTCCAGACCGCCGCCGTCGATCCCGATCGTGACAACTTCGCAGCATTGCAAAATGCGCTCTAGCGTCACCGCGGGCTCGATCGCTTTTTCCCAAAGATCGCCGCCGACCCATCGGTCAGCGCGAAGCGCCATGCCGATCTCGACGTTAAGATGCTTCGCCAGGAAGCCGCGCAAGCTCTCTTCGCCAGCGCGTTCGGCCTTTATCAATTCTTCCCGAAGAAACTGCGGATCAACGGAGGCCCCGAGGTTCGGGTTCGTGATGTAGAAGTTCTTCGGATCGAGATAGGCTTTCGCCTCGGCCATCTTCTCGGGAAATTCGTAAATCACCGGAAGACTACGATTATCGACAACCTTTCCGTCCCGCACGTCGCGGAAGTAATTCAACTTCTGCCGGAAGACACCGGCGGGCGGATCATCGCTCTGCGTAGACAGGTATGCGACAAACCCTTCGGGCCGAGAGACAAGACCGCCGGTCGCCTCGCGAAGCATGTTCTCCGCGTTCGCACGCTTACCGAACAGCCAAAGTTCGTCTATCAGGACGCCGATCGCCTTCTTACCGGACACCGTATCGTTGTCCGCGGCGACAACCTTCAGGGTCGCGCCGGTCTTGCGATGCGTGATCGTCTTGAGATGCTCCTGAACGTGGAGAATCTCGGCCAACTCCGGATCGGCCTTCACCATGTCACGCGCCGGGAAGAAGCTGTTATTCGCCACTTCCAACGTCGGCGCGAGGATCAGAAACTCACCGGACATGCGCCAGTTGCGCATGAGCGCGGTCAGCATAATGCCGCCGCTGGTCGTGCTCTTGCTGTTCTTCTTGGAGATCAGCAAAAAGAATTCTCGGATCAGGCGCCGGCCCGTCTCGTGCTCGTAGGCCCCAAAGATCGCTTTGGCGAAGTCATGAACCCAGGGAAGCCCCGCGGCTCCCATCGTCGGCGAGCCCGGCGCATCCACGATCCGGAGATCGTTGAAGACCTTCATCGCCTTCTCGGCCTGTTCCGGAAAGAGCGGATCGAAAGGGATCAGGGACCGCCCTTCAACTATGCGCTCCCGCCAATCCGGGCAGGCCGTCGTCCACTCGGCCATGCTACGCCCTCACGAAACAGGTAACGTCGCTACAACAGCGCCCGCTGATAAACAGAACGCCGCATCTGGTGAGATCACGGCGACCGCCGCGACCACAAGATAGAAGAGGGCGAAGACGGTATCGGTCGGCGTCCAGGTTAGCTTCATGTCAGCCCCGCCGACCGAATAGGATGACCGCGCCCAGGATCGCCGCAGGCGCCACGATCATCACGAATGCAATGATGATGTCGCCGGCTTCGTCCATAGGGGTGCGCTATTGCTTGGCGAGCCAGATAAGGCTGGCGCCATAAGCCGCTACCTCGATCGTGACGATCCAATCCAGTAGGGTCATTGCATCCGAGTCCCTGGTGGGGGTGGCGGCGCTTCAAACTTGCCGCCGGCCGCAATCTTCGCCTCGGCCGTAGCCTGCGCCGCGGCCTTCTTCCCGGTGATCCCTCTGGATTCCGCGTCGCGCTCGCGCTCGGCGTCGGCCCATTCCTTCACGGCCTTCGCCGCCGAGACGCGGGGGCCGTCCTGCGGACCCGCGCGCATGATCTGCTTCAGGGTCGCGAGAGCGAGCCCCTCTAGTTCGGCCGCAGAGGTCGGATAGTCGCCATCGTCAAGCTTGGAGAGGACCGACGTGATCGCCTCGTCCAAGTCTTTGCCGACGGAACCGGTCTTCTCGGCAATCACCTTGGCGACCACGCCTTTTGATTTCGGGCGGCCGGCGCCGGGGCGCTTACCACCACGTCCTCGATTGGTCGATACGGTCAAGGTTAACTCCAGCACGTTCAGCGGGTTACGACCCTATGAATTCAAACGGCGTAATCAAAAAATTCTGTGCGTGAGCCCGTCGCCGGTCGCGGCCCCCGCCTAGAGCATAACCATAACCCCCCGGCCGCGTCTACGCTTCCTAATGGTTATGATCGCGCTACAACCGGCGGATTTACTGGGGTTTTACGATTGCGGCTAATCGGTTGAGTTGCTCAACCGTTCGGCCGTTGCGCTGCTAAATGGTTGAGGTTTCAACCGTTTGCGCCTTGCGTTACGCTTAACGCAACACAATCGCCGAGCGGATGCGCCGAGCGGATGCGCCGAGCGGATGCGCCGAGCGGATGCGCCGAGCGGATGCGCCGAGCGGATGCGCCGAGCGGATGCGCCGAGCGGATGCGCCGAGCGGATGCGCCGAGCGG